GGTCATTCGATGCACACTATTTTCCTAGGCATCGCCCACGAAAGTTGTTTCGATTAAATAAATGAAAACACACTTCGCCCAAGGATCGAAAAAACGAAACCGGACATCTTAGCATCTTTTTTTAGTGTGCGCTATATTTTCTTCAACGTATTTACATCATGGCGTTAATAAGCAGGTCCGAAGCCGCACGCGCATTGGGCGTATCACCCGAAGCCGTATACGCAGCAGTAAAAAGCGGAAGATTATCGGTCAAGAAAGACTCATCTGGCAAGCCTGTTGTGGATAGCGAAACAATGCGAGAGGAATGGGCTAGAAACACTCAAACGAGAATTGGTATCGGCCCTAAAGCCGCCGGGCAAGGCAAAGAAAAGAAGCCTTTGCGCAGTCGCGAGGAGAGGATGGCTTCAGGATCGGAGCAGCCAAGGATCAGCAAGACTCAGGAGTCGATCCCCGACTATGACGAATCCCGTGCGCGAACGGAGCACTTAAAGGCAGAATTGCTTGAACTTGACCGACAACAAAAAGAGGGACTCTTGGTCAAAGCAGAAGACATCGCGTTGGAGTGGTCAGAAATTATCACCCGCGCAAGAACAAAGCTATTAGGGATACCAACCAAGGCAAAACAGCGGATACCAGACTTAGACACAGACGCTATTGGTGTTTTAGATGATATTGTGCGCGAAGCCTTAGAAGATTTAGCTGGTGACAGCGAATAACGTAGAAAAACTAAGAAAGTCAGCCGCTTTAGCGTTTAAACCGCCAAAGAAGATGACTTTAAGTGAGTGGGCGGACTCTTATGCGTATTTAAGCGCAGAATCAAGCGCAGAAGGCGGTAGATGGCACACGCTGCCATATCAGAAAGGAATAATGGATGCAATCACTAATCCGAAGATCGAGCAGATCAGCGTGATGAAAAGTGCCCGTGTCGGGTACAGCAAAATTCTTAATCACGTCGCGGCTTTTCATATTCACCAGGATCCATGTCCGATCATGATTGTGCAGCCCACGATTGAGGATGCACAGGGCTATTCAAAGGAAGAGATCGCGCCAATGTTGCGCGACACGCCTTGCCTTAAAGGTGTAGTGAGCGAGGCCAAGTCAAAAGACGGAGCCAACACGATCCTGCAGAAGCAATTCCCTGGCGGGAGCTTGAGCTTGGTTGGCGCTAACAGTCCGCGTGGATTTAGGCGCGTGAGCAGGCGAGTGGTGCTATTTGATGAGGTTGATGGCTATCCACCTTCAGCTGGCACCGAGGGCGATCAGATCAAGCTTGGGATTAGGCGTACTGAGTATTACTGGAACAGAAAAATCGTGGCGGGGTCAACGCCAACGGTTAAAGATTTCAGCCGTGTCGAGCGAATGTTTCTACAGGGTGATCAAAGGCGCTATTTCGTGCCGTGCCCTGACTGCGGACATATGCAGTATTTGAAATGGGCAAACATGAAGTGGCACGACAACGACCCTGACACAGCTAGTTACTGCTGCGAAGGCTGTGGCGTATGGATCCCAGCAGCGAAGAAGCGTTGGATGGTTGAACGCGGTGAGTGGCGGCCCACCGCGCCTGGCAATGGTAAGCACGTCTCGTTTCATATCTGGGCGGCGTACAGCTACAGCCCAAACGCAAGCTGGTCAACGCTGGTCGAGGAGTTTCTTGATGCGAAGAACGACGCAGAGCAGTTAAAGACATTCGTCAACACTGTCCTCGGAGAAACGTGGGAGGACGAATATGCGTCCAAGGTGGGCGCAGATGCTCTTAGCGAACGTTCAGCTGAAGAAAATTACAAGCAGGGTGTGCTGCCTTCAGGGGCATTGTTGCTCACTGTTGGCTGCGACACCCAGGACGACCGCTTGTCGCTCAGTGTTTGGGGATGGGGCCGTGAGGAGCAAGGTTGGCTGATCGATAGGGTGAAAATTTACGGTGATCCGTCACGCAAGGAAGTGTGGAAGCAATTGGATGAGATTGTGCAAACTCCATATGAGTCTGAAGATGGTCGTGAGTTGAAGCCAATGGTGGTAGCAATTGACTCTGGTGGTCACCACACCAGTGAGGTGTACCAATACGCAAGAGAGCGTCAGAGCTTGGGTGTTGTTGCAATTAAGGGCATGTCAACCAAGAACAAGCCGCCAATTGGCAAGGCGAGCAAGGTTGACCTGAATGCGCAGGGCAAGACCCTCAAGAAAGGTGCTCAGGTTTTCCCTGTTGGATCGGACACGATCAAGTCACTGCTGTTCGGCAGATTGAAGCACAACGATGTCGGCCCAGGGTATTTGCATTTTTATCCAACGGTTGATAAAGATTATTTCGAGGAGTTGACTGCAGAAAAACAGGTGCTCAGATTCAGGAATGGATTTCCTGAGCGAATCTGGGTAAAAAAGAGCAGCGCAAGAAACGAAGCATTGGACGAGCTTGTTTATGCTTACGCGGCCTTAAATCGCGTGTATCAAATCAAAGACCGCAGAACGTTGTGGGACCAGATGGAAAGAACACCTGAAGAGCGGAAAGAGTCCAAGCGTGCAGTTTCGGCTAAGCGAACTCAGAAAAGTTTCGTTAATCAGTGGTAAGAGTTAGACTGCTCAATATCAAGTGACTTATGTAGATGGCAATCCCTCCATCCATAACAAGCGGCGTGGATGCGGTATGGGTTGATGCCGAGACTGTTGACGTGTTTGGCGATGCTGTAACCAGCTCCACTCATTCTTTAGTTTATTATTTTCGTCTAAACGCTGAATCAGAGGGCGTTACAGCAACAGCAGTTGCCTATAACAGCGGCTGGAAGACAACTTTATCTTCTGCCGTTAGTGGCTCAATGATCGCCAATCCCGGCTGGTTTTTTCAAGCAGTCTTAACCAAGGCAAGCGATAACACTGTTCAGGAATACAGCCGAGGTCAAGTTGAGGTTCGCCCGTCATTGGCCTACACGGGCACACCTGGAGCTTTTGATGGCAGGACACAGGCGCAGAAAGATCTTGATGCGGTAAAAGCAGCAATCAGGTCCATCGTTTCTGGCGGTGCTGTCGCTGAGTACAAAATCGGAAGTCGTAATTTAAAGCGATATGATCTTTCGGAATTGCTTGAACTTGAGTCAAGATTGAAGTCTATTGTGGCGAAGGAGAATAAAGCCAAATTGATTGCCTCTGGCCTTGGCGATCCGCATAATCTCTACGTCCGGTTTAATAGAAGCTGATGGGACTCCGTACACGATTTCTAAGAACGCTCGGATTGCAACGAGTCCCTCGCGAGCAACCTCGCCGTCGCCGTAGTTATGCGGGTGCGATTGTTTCGCGTCTTACTAGCGACTGGATGAGCACTAGGGCCAGTGCTGACGCGGAAATTCGCAATAGCTTGAGCAAGTTGCGCGACCGTTCGCGTGAGATGGTACGGAATAATCCGTATGCAAAACAGGCTAAGCGCACCACTCAGGTCAATGTTGTTGGCAGTGGCATCAAGCTTCAGTCCCAGGTCCAGCAGGTTCGGGGCCGGAAGCCTAGTGAAGCAATCAATCGGCTGATCGAGGAAAAGTGGCATTTATGGACCCGTGCGCAGTATTGCGATGTTGCGGGACGGCATAGCTTCCACATGATGGAATGGCTGGCGACTGGTGCTTTGCCTGAGTCAGGTGAGGCGTTATTCCGCATTATTCGTCGCCCATTTGGTGGTAGCAGGGTGCCACTAGCACTTGAGATGATCGAGTCAGATGTTCTCGACGAGGAGTATCAAGGACCAACGCTTGCGAAGCTCAACGAGTGGAGGATGGGCGTTGAGATCAATGAATGGGGTCGTCCTGTTCGCTATGCGTTCTTAACTCGTCATCCTGGTGACTATTGGTTCCAAAATGCACCTCAGAAAGGCGATAAGCATGTTTTTCTGCCTGCGGAAGACGTAATTCACCTGTTTATTCCAGAGCGTCCGCAACAGCATCGCGGAGTGCCTTGGTTTCATTCAGTGATGGCTGATGCTCATCAGTTACAGGGTTACGAGGAGGCCGCTGTGATTCGTGCCCGTGCTGGAGCTTCTGTGATGGGATTCGTCACAAGCCCAGAAGGCGAACTTGAAGGCGATGATGTCGAGGCTGACCGCAGGATTAGCGAGTTTGAGCCTGGCATGTGGAAATATCTAGAGCCTGGCCAGAACGTAAGCGTGCCAAACATCAGCTCGCCTGATCAGCAGTACGAGATGTTTGTGAAAAATAAGGTTCGGCGTTTTGCGTCAGGTTTTGGTTGTTCTTACGAGACGCTGAGTCGTGATTTTAGCGAGACGAATTACAGCAGCAGCAGACTGAGTTTGCTTGAAGATCGCGAGCATTGGAAGGTTATTCAGTCTTATTTGATTGAAAATTTTCATAATCGTGTGTTTCGCGAATGGCTTGACCTTGCTGTATTAGCCGGTGAACTGCCTTTTGACGATTACGACGCACGGCCTGAGCGTTACGACACTCCACGATGGATGGCACGCGGATGGGATTGGGTTGATCCATTGAAGGAAGCAAAGGCTTACCGCCAGATGGAGCAGGCTGGTTATATGACCAAAGCTCAGATAGTCGCGAAGCTTGGCGGAGACTTCTTTGATAACCTCACTGAGTTCTCTCGTGAACAGCAAGCAGCCGAAGAACTTAATGTTGAACTTGACCGTGACATTATTGATGAACTCCCAGAGGAGGTTGAGTGATGGCTGAGGAACCAATCATGGATCTTCCAATTGATGAAGAGACCAGAGCCGAACCTGACGAATTAAAAGTTGGTGATTTCGTGCGCTGGAACACTCCTGGCGGAAACGCACAGGGCAAGATCACAAAAATCATCCGCGATGGCCAGCTTGATGTACCTGGAGCGGAAGTTGTAATTAATGGCGAGGAAGAAAATCCTGCAGCGTTAATTCAAATTTACCGTGAAGGAAGCGAAGGTTGGCGTGAGACTGATGTTTATGCAGGGCATAGATTCAGTACACTGAAAAAGATCGCAGCCTTACGCGCAATGGAACTTACTACGGAGGTGCCAGATGTTGTCGCAGAAGAGAGTTCTAAAAAAGAATTGTCTCGCGATCTTGAAGGTACAAAGTTCAAGCGTGTTGAAGCAACAAGTTTCAACATGGTTGACGAAAGGAGCATGGAATTTCCATTCAGCTCTGAATATCCCGTGGCTCGTTACTTTGGAAACGAAATCCTGAGTCACGGCATGGAGTCTGCGAATCTTTCGCGACTCAACGATGGCGCACCGCTTCTTTATAACCATGATCCTGATCGCATGATCGGCGTTGTCGAACGTGCTTGGGTTGATGGTGAGAAGAAACGCGGTTACGCCAAGGTGCGCTTTTCGCGCAATAAATTTGCGCAAGAAGTGCTCCAAGACGTTCGCGATGGAATCCTTCGCGGCGTTTCTTTCGGCTACTCCATTGATAAAATGGAGGAGCGCGAAGATGGCCTCGTAGCTACCAATTGGTCGCCTTACGAGGTTTCGTTAGCTGTTATCCCAGCTGACCCCACTGTTGGAGTTGGACGTTCTCTTGAGACCTCTGATTCTGACGTAAACGTTGGAGTTGATCGTTCTTTAGAGGACGTTGACTCTGATATTGAAACTGCGGCTTCGACCGCATCTCCCGTAAACACAGTGACTGAGGAAGTCATGGAAAGCACCACAACTGATGTGGAGGTGATCCGGTCTGAGGCCGTAGAGGCCGAACGTACCCGGATTGCGTCTATCAACAAACTCGGCGAGCGTCATAACCTCTCCGACCTTGCACGCGAATTGATCTCCGGCGGCCAGTCTGTCGATGAGGCTCGCGCTGCTGTCCTCGAAAAAATCGGAACTCAACCCGTGGAACACAGCATCACCGCCAACGACATTGGGCTTTCTGATAAAGAGACCCGCAGCTTCAGCTTCGTCAAAGCTCTGAACTATCTCTCTAACCAGGGTGATGCTCAGGCTCGTCGCGATGCAGCATTTGAAATTGAAGTTGGCGAGGCTGCTGCCAAGCAGTACGAGCGTTCTTCAAACGGCATCGTTATCCCTAACGAAGTCCTTCGTCGCGACTTGGTTGTAGGTACGCCTACAGCTGGTGGTGACTTGGTTGACGATGTGCTTCTGGCTGGAAGCTTCATCGATCTGCTTCGTAACCGCCTGTCAATCGCTCAGGCTGGCGCAACGATGCTGACCGGCCTCCAGGGCAATGTGTCAATTCCGCGATTGACCTCAAGTGCGACGGCCTACTGGGTCGGCGAGAACGCTGCTCCTAGCGAATCTCAGCAAGCAATCGATCAGGTCAACATGACACCCAAAACTGTGGGTGCTTTTGTTGATTACAGCCGTCGCTTGTTGCTTCAGAGCAGCATCGACGTTGAAGGCATGGTTCGCAACGACCTTGCTCGTGTGATCGCACTGGAAATTGACCGCGCTGCTATCTACGGCACCGGCTCTTCCAATCAGCCTCAAGGTTTGACCAACGTGAGCGGAATTGGATCCGAGACCCTTACGGGCACCGGCACCTTCCTTGAGTACATTGCGATGGAAACCGACGTTGCTGCAGGTAACGCTGACGCTGGCTCTCTTCGCTACATCGTCAACGCCACCACCCGTGGCGGCTTGAAAGGCACTAAGAAGGACGCTGGAAGCGGCCAGTTCGTCTTCGCTGATAACGAGATCAACGGTTATCCCGTAATCGTCTCCAACCAGCTTGCTTCTAACGACGCACTGTTCGGTGACTTCTCCATGTTCATCATGGGCATGTGGTCTGGCTTGGATCTCACTGTTGATCCTTACGCTGGCGCTACTGCTGGTACCGTTCGCGTTATCGCTCTTCAGGATGTTGACTTTGCTGTCAAGCAGCCTTCTGCCTTCTGCTTCGCTAGCTAAAGCTCATGAGAGTTGAAATCACACGCAATGTGATGATCAACGGGGAGCCTGTGAAAGCAGGCTCTTTTGTTGAAGTCGAGCAAGGCATTGCCACGCTGCTGATTAACAGCGACAAGGCCAAAGTGGCCGCAGATCTTGAGCCGCTTGTTGAGGCTGCTCCATCGTGCCCTCCGAAGGCACCGTCCTGTCCGCCTAAGCCTCCTGCACGGCGTGCCAGTAAAAAGCAAACCCTTGGAGAAGACCAATGACCATCCTTTCTGTTGGCTTAGAAAAGCTTTCGCATTTTGCGTTAGCACCAACAGCTTCACGCACCTCTGCTCTTGATGGCACAGCTGTTGACTTGAATGACTACGAAGGCGACATTTGCGTGATTCTCGATGTTGAGAATGGCGGAACATCAACCTTGGATGTCAAAATTCAATCAGCTGATACATCTGGCGGAACTTATTCTGACGTTTCTGACGCCTCTTTCACTCAAGTGAGCACAAGCGCAAGCAAGCAAACGTTAGTTTTCGACAAAGGAAGCGCCAAGCGTTTCATCAAGGCTGTTTCAACAGTATCTACTTCTACTCACACCTATAGCGTCAACGCTTTTGGTGCCCTGAAGTACGCCTGATCACCGTATGCGTCTAGCCTTGGTTAGGCGCTTTTTTTTTATGGCATTTGAAGAAGATCTAAGCGTATTTTTGGCCATTGATGATTTTGGCGTGTGCGTTAAGTCTGGCGCTATTGAGGGCGTTGGAATTTTAGACATGCCTAGCGAAATTATTGCCGATGGCGTTGTACTAACAACTGATTTTAAATTGACCTGTTTGACCTCGCAGTTTGGAAACCTTTTGCATAGCGACAAGGTAACTGTTGATGATGTCAAATACACTGTTAGAAGCGCCAACCTGATGGACGATGGCAAGTTTGTCGAGTTAATGTTGATGAAAGACTAATGGCTACCAGACGCGAGCAAATTTTGGCTCAGATCGCCACAACGCTTGCAAGCACTGCTGGCGTGAGTGGAAGGGTCTATAGATCAAGGGTTACAGCATTGGCTAGAGCTGAGTCGCCTGCAGTCATTGTTGAACCAACAACTGACACCTGTCAGCAGAACACAAGCCTGCCAAAGCTTGACTGGACGATGAGGGTAAGAGTGATCGTGACCATTCGATCCCCTAACGCTTACACGGACGCTGATCCGGTGATCCAGTCGATGCACTCACTGTTAATGGCGGATTTGACTCTGGGTGGATTGGCGATTGATATTCAGCCTGTAATTACTAACTTTGATTTCTTTGATGCGGATCAGCCTGCAGGGGTATTTTCTTGTGATTACGAAGTGCTTTATCGCACTCAAGTAGCAGACCTTACTGCCTATTAAGGTCTAAGCAGTTGCAAGGATTACGATGAAAGACGAGTACAGCGGTCAAGGTGGGTCGTATTTAATCGATCCAGAAACCGGAAAACGCACTCTGATCAAGCGAACACTTCCCGCCGACCCCCCACAAGAAAATGGCACCACTTCTTCTCAGGAAACGACTGATTCTGATCGAAACAGAGTCGAGCTACGGAGTCGATCCGACTCCAACAGGAACCGACGCGGTTTTGGTGAGGGATCTGAACATCACTCCACAGCAGAGTGATGTTGTTAATCGCGATCTGATTCGTCCTTACTTGGGCGCTTCTGAGCAACTGTTGGCTAACACTCGCGTTGAATGTACATTCAGCGTTGAGCTAGCAGGATCTGGTACTGCTGGCACCGCTCCTCAGTACGGCAAGGCGCTTAGGGCTTGCGGATTGAACGAGGTTGTCAGTGCAGGAGCAAGCGTTGCTTATTCTCCTACTAGCAGCAGTTTCAAGTCAGTCACTATTCACTACAACATTGATGGTGTTCGTCACAAGGTGACTGGTGCCAGGGGAACTTTTACCTTAAATGCAAACGTTGGCGAAATCCCTTCGATTGATTTTACCTTCACTGGCATCTATAACGCTCCTGACGATTCAGCACTGCCTAGCGTCACTTACGCGAATCAAGCAACACCGCTGATCTTCAAGAACGGCAACACAGACACCTTCTCCTTGCTTTCTTACTCTGGCTGTTTGCAGTCTGTGAGCATGGACATAGGAAATTCTGTTGTTTACCGCGAGTTGATTGGCTGTGACAAGGAAGTGATCATTACTGATCGCAACGCAAGCGGTAGCGTGACCATCGAGATGATTTCAATTGCCACGAAGGATTACTTTACCGCTGCCTTGACTGATGGCACGCTGGGTAACTTGACGTTCCAGCACGGCACCACTGCTGGGAACATTGTTGATTTTGCTAGCACCCAAGTCGATATCGGAGACGTGAGCTATGGTGACCAGGACGGCATTGCGATGCTGAACATCCCATACACCGCGATTCCCTCCACAGCAGGTAACGACGAGTTCAGCTTGGTGTACACTTGATCTGAACAGATGGGTTTCCGAGGCCGTGTTGGAGAGCACGGCTTTTTTTATTGCTGTAAACTAATTGCAGCTAAATCTGTTTAATGGCATTCGTTCGCAAAAAGGTCAAGACTTTTAAGTGGCCCGTAAAAGTTGAGGAGCCTGCTGATGGTGGGGTGTTTGAAACTTCGACTTTTGATGCGGTGTTTAAGCGGGTGCCAAGGTCTGAGTTCCAAAAGCTTGCTGATAAAGGCGATTTTGATTTGCTTAAGTCTGTATTGATCGGATGGGAGGGCATTGAGGACGAAGAAGGCAAGCCGGTTCCGTTTAGTCAGGCAACGATGAAAGAATTTGCTGATGATGCTTACTGGATTCGCGGCGTGTTGCAGGCTTACACCGAGACATTTGAGGGGGCCAAGCTGGGAAACTAAAAGGTGCCGTCGAGTATTGGGCGAAAGGCGGCAAGAGGGTAGAAGATAAAAGTGGTGATGATGCGGCGGTGTTTGGATTGAAGCCGCAGCGTCAGGCCGCTCCTAAGGAGGAGCACTTTGAAGTGTGGGAAGAGAATTGGGATGCGTTGATGATGTTCTTGCGAATGCAAACGCAATGGACCGTCACGATGGGTGGTTACGTTGGATTGAAGTATGAGGTTTTGCTTGGTGCTTCAGGACTGATGTCCCTTTATGATGTAGAGAATCCCCGTGAGATGCTGGAGGATCTTCAGGTAATGGAAGCCGCAGCCCTCTCAGAACTGAACAAGTCGGATAAGTAATGGCAAGTAACGAGACTGTCCTGAAGATTAATGCTGTCGTTGACGGGCTGCAAGGGCTTGAAAAACTCAAGTCTTCAATGAAGAAGGTTTCTGCTGAGGTCGATGGTGCTGAGAACAATTTTTCAGAATTAATTCAAAAGTTAAGAGACCTTCAGTCTTCATCGGTAAAATCATTAAATAACTTAAACGCTCAAAGAGATGCGTTTGAAGCTTTGAGGCGTTCTGTTGACGTAACAAGTAAAGAGTTTAAGGAAGCCCGGGATGAGATTGAAAAGATAGACAGAGCCTTGAAAAAGGCTAGCGGCACTGTCGTTAAATATTCCAAGAACTCAATCAACGCTCTTCGTGCTCAGAAGAATGAACTGTTAGCCGTAAGGGACTCTGCTGACCTTATGGGTAAAGAGTTCAAGGAGGCGGGTATTGAGCTTGCCAAGCTGGACAAGAAGCTTGCCAAGGCTGAGGGTAAGGGCAGAGGTCGCGGAGGCCGACTCAGGACTGGAGCACAGATTGCAGGCACGATTGCAGGTGCTGGTGTGTTTGGTGGCCCCGAAGGTGCGATTGGAGCCACATTGGGCGCGATTGGTGGTACTAGTGGTGCAATCCTTGGCGGTGCGCTTGGAGCGCAGGTTGGTCAGGTAAGAAAAGCAGCTGCTGGCGTTGCGGAATATGTGGCTGAATTGAACTTGGCAAAAGGTGCCCTTGGCGGGGTGTCTAAAGATATTGTCGAGTACAACCAAAATCTTGATTTTGCTAGAGAGATCAGTAAAAAATACGCAATTAGGCTTATCGATGTAATCAAGGGCTATACGGGCGTAACGGCTGCTGCAAAAGCAAATAACCTTACCGTCAAGCAAACTCAAGCGATTTACGAGGGTATTACCGTTTCTGGCGTTGCCGCAGGTAAGTCTCAAGAAGATTTGCAGGCATTGTTTCTCGCTACAACTCAGGTTCTGAGTAAGGGCAAGGCTAGTGCTGAAGAAATTTCCGGGCAAATCGGTGAACGCATTCCAGGTGCCGTGGCAAAATTTGCTGCCGCGAACAAGATCAGCCTTCAGGAGTTAGCAGAACAATTTAAGAAGGGAGAGGTGACAATCGCAAAATTCGTCAGATTCACCGAGCAGCAGGGTGAAGATTATGCAGAGGTTGCTAAAGCCTTAGCTAGTGGTCCTGAAAAAGCAGGAGTTAGGCTTCAGATTGCGTTAGATGAGATGCAGGAATCTTACGGTAATTTGTTTTTATTCATAGGTGCAGGTTTTCAAGACAGCCTTAAGGAAATTATTGACTATGTCAATGGCAACAAAGAACAGTTCCAGCGACTAATAGCAGAGACGGCTGCTTTTGCTGAAGCCGTTTACGAGATAACAGTGGGCGCAAGTAGAGCAATAGGCGAGATACTTGCGCCAATAGTTAAAACTGTTATGTTTATTACTCAGGGTTTAGCAAACTTTGACGGAATACCTTTCCTGGGCCCAACGCAACTAGAAAAAGATATTCTGCGTAAGCAATACGGCAAACCTCAGGAGCAGGGCGCACCCTCTCCAGAAGTGCAAAAATTTTTGGATATTCTGAAATCATTTTCCCCCTCTAAATTCGCCGGACCTAACACAATTGCTCCTCCTACCGGTGATCTTGATGGCGATGGCAAGTTGTCAGGCGGAAGTGGTATTGATAAAGCTCTTAGAGCAAGGAATGCAGCGTTAAAATTGTCTGAGATTCTTGATAGACAACTGCGCGATATTTCTCTAAAAACAAAAGGAATTGGTGCTTCCGCTGAACAAGCTATTGAGAACCAGTTTGCTGAAGCTTTTAATAAAGCAGCTGACAAAACAGATGACCTTAGGACAAGGCTGGCCAAGTACGAAGCTGAAGCGGGGCAAGCTTTTCCTGAGCCAACGGCGGCCCAGTAACCGCAAACACGCCTTACATCGTTGGAGAGCGTGGGAGAGAGCTTTTTATTCCACGCCAAAGCGGAGTCGTCACTAACAATGAACAGTTTGAGGCTGCTCGTAAAGCAATGGGCGGCGCGAAAAACAGCTCTAATAACGCCTTTGCCGAGAACGCTGAGGCCATCGGCACCTCAACCTCTTACACTAAGGAAAAAGTTATGGAGCGTGAACGCATCGCTTCAATAAACAGCAACCCGATTGATGTCAGGACTGAAACTACTGTTATCAATAACGTTGAGTATGTCACCGTCGAGCAGTTTTCACAGGGCATGAAATCGACAGCTCGCGATGCACAAGCAAAAGTTCTGAGTGATCTTCGCAATCGTCCTGCCACTCGCGCACAGGTGGGTATCAGATGACTATTGCAATTGGAACCTACATAAAGCTGCTGGATCACGCTGGCGCTTCAGCCGGATATGGATTCCAGAATTTTCATCATGGCGAAACAAGGACTTATAACGGCGAAAGTTATATCTTTGGGGCCTTCGGGTTTAGCGGTGGGACGGTTGACTTGCAAGCTGGAAATATCAGTGCCAGCCTTGTCTTTGCTGTTAATCAGCTTGACCTATTAGTTTTTCAGCAAGCAGCCCAAAATCGATGGTTGATTCAAATCCGCACGGTATGGCTTGACCCTGATACGTTGGATGAAGGGAGCACTTACGGAGAAGAAGTATATGCAGTTACAGGCTTAGAACATGACTCAAGCCGCTTATCGATTCGACTTGGCAGCCCATTGGATGCGGTAAGCCAGAACGCACCGCGCAGACTGTTGACACAAGCTCTTGTCGGGAGTCTTCCCTCTACAGGCAATATAAACCTCCAGTAATGCTGAATCCAAACCGCCAAATTGCTTTACTGCCGCAGGATCGGCAGATCATGCAGCTCACGGGGATGAGCGAAAAGGATTACCGCTTTTTCATGCGGCAAGCAATTCTGCATTCCAAGTTGCGACCTGGAGAGCCAACAGCATTTGTTGACCCAGTGTCAATTCTGATTCAGCTAGTCATTGGCATTGCCTTAACTTATTTAGCGACATTATTGGCCCCAAAACCAAAAGCACCAGAAGCGCAAAACCTCGATTCCAAGACGGTCCAGGGTCAGAATCTAGTCAATGGCTCACGTTTTACGCCTAAAAGCGGTTTTGACTCTGTTCAAAACGTAGTTGAGCTGGGCTCTGTTGTACCACTTGTATATGCAAATAGGCAGTTTATCGACGGCATCGCTTATGGCGGAGTAAGAGTTAATACGAATTTAATTTGGTCGCAAATTTACAGCATTGGTGGCGGCCAACTATTAAGAGCAGTGTTTTTAATAGGTGAAGCCAGTATCACAAATTTGGATGCAGAGCAGTTTGCCATTGGTAACAACTTGATCAACGGTTATGACTTGAACAGTGACTTTGGGCGAATAACAATTTATTCGAGCCCTGATGGGGGGCGTCTTTCGTCTTCTGATCGCATTGCTGGGCAACTCGCTGCAAACGATACAGGCAACGCTCAAAATGCTGGCGGTGGTGACGTGTTTCAGGTTCGCGGTTTAGGTAATGCTTGGACAACTGATTTCTGTTATGTCTCCACCCCAAGCAACCAAACGGCATTTGGGGTTTATGGATTTATTGGAAACAACTTTTCATTTAGGGTAAACCCGTCATTCCGTACCGCTCGTAAAGCCGAAACTAGATCCGATGGTGAACTTAACTGCGCCGCAGACTGGCAGCAAAGGGCCGAGCGCAATAAACAGAATTACATTTTCCCAGGGCGTGTTGGCGCTATTGGTGGCTCAGACACTCTGACCAGTCTGGCTGTCGGTGATGATGTAACTGTAACAATTTACTCAAGCTCCGACATACAGCGAGTATTTCAGCAAGGTGGCGATGAAGGCGAGGCTAGTTGCGGCGACGTAGGTCAAGCTGTCGCTTCTCGTCAAAGATCCAATGACGAACAGATTAACTACGGAGACCTTTACCGAATCGGCAGCGCATTAGCAATATGCAAGCAAAGGTCAGATGAAGTTTTCGTTTCTGATGCAGATAATGATCCTGTCGGTGGTGGGACGACAACCACTGCAATATTTGAAGTTATTCGTGCTGGTCAGGCGAACTTGTGGACCGCTGGGACGGTGCAGGCAGCTGGTGGTTATAACGCCACACAGAGCAGCCACATTATGCAGGCGGCAGAAGCAATCTTTTCAACTGAACGTCAGGGACGTGTAGTTGAAGTCGGGATCCGCAGCAATCTTCAGGTAAACATTTCAGGGCTTTGTAATTTCAAAGACGCTAGGGGCTACGAGCGCATTGATTTTGATGCTTGCGATAAAGATGATGGCAAAGACATTGATGATGCAAACCTGACGAATTTTATTAGCGGTCAGTACAGCACATTCGAGACACGTTATTCATTTTTTCGTGTCAGCTACCGGGTTGCTGGATCCAATGACTCTTACACCGACTTGAATCAACTATTTGGCGTCAGGAGCACAACAGGAGTTGCAGTATATAACTATCTGCGTTTTGAATTTGCTGACGTTCGCCGCTGGGAGATTCGCATGACCCCGATCAGCGGCTGGGAAATAAGAAACAATATTGCAACGGGGGATCTTGAGGTATTAGATCCGCACCTTGGCAATCTCAGGACCGTAACGAGTGGCAACGTCAATGTGTCTTTCACAGGCGAACAGGTGGCGCGTAGCCAGGACACATTTGCTATTCAAAGTTTGTCCCCACTAGAGACCGAGATTTCTGGTGTTGATACAGCGGGAATGACTGTCGGCAAGGGTTATCAAGCTGGCACGTATAACGTAACTCTTGATGCCACGACTGGTTCTGGTCGAAACGCACAAGCCACGATTGTGGTGACAGTGCCGTTAATTGGGGGATCGCCTGATCCCGCAGGCGGCAGCATCACAAGCTTCACTCTCACAGACGGCGGCAGTTTGTTCCAAGTGGGTAACACGCTACAGATTCGTGATCCACTTAGTGTGTCTGGGTTGATAGACCCAGCGGTTGCGATAAGCCCAGTATTCCAAATTAACGTCACAAGCGTCATTAAAAAAGATCTTGGGACAGGTTTTGATGATGATGATGAGTTCTACGCGGATGCCTACGCTCGTTTAGCCGAATCATTTATTTATAACGAAATCACTGCCAGTACCAGCCAGCCAGAGCATCAAGTTGTTTACATCAATTCCATTACGACCAACACCAGCACGCCGAATTATGACAACATGGCGATTGTCGGCATGAACATTCGCAGCAGCAAAGAGATTAGGACACTGAATCAATTTAGTGTTTATGTGAATAGTGGGATCAATGCCACGTCAAGCTTTCCTGAAGTACTGCTAGACCTGCTGACAAATGACAGGTACGGAACCGGACAAGTTTTAAGTTCTGCTCAAATTGATCAAGCGAGTTTTACTGCGGCGTCCACGTTCACTTACAACCGCCGATATTTCTTTGATGGAGCGGTCAGCGACAAAATCAATATCCGGTCATGGGGAGCACAGACGGCTGCAAATTATTTGCTCGACCTAGTGATTCGTAATGGCAAGTTTGCGTTGGAACCTGTGGCCAGCTTCGATGCACCTGAAACTATTACGCAGTTGTTTACAAGTGGCAATATTCTCGAAGATTCTTTCTCGCTTTCGTTTTCCGATGATCAAGATCGCATACCGCCAAAGGTTTCCGTGATTTGGCGTGAAGAGCGCGAGACAAGCGGAACCGTTGGAAAAGGTCTTTTCCCAGTTTCGCGGGAAGTGACAGTACGGGAAAGCAGCACACCTGAAGATGCTCCATTGGAGAAAATTGATTTAAGTGATTACTGCACTAGTCAGCGTCATGCAATTGATCGCGCCAAGTGGGAATGCTTGACGCGACGACTTGTCACTCATAGCGTTACTTTTAAAACCACGCCTACAGAGGCAGCATTGGACATTGGTTCGGTTTTCAAGCTAGGCATGGAAACGATCAGTTACAACCAGCCACAAAACGGCGCTATCACCGAGGACGGAACCGTAACGTCATGGCCCGAGATTGCAGACGGCACCTATGACGTGTTGCTTTGGGACGGAAAGGATAATGCAATCAAGGAGGCATCGCTGACGATTGCCAGCGGCAAATGCACTCAAAGTTCTGCTGTTTTCTGTTTAAAAAATTCCATCAGCAGTGTCCAAAGCTATAAGACCCAATCTCTTTCATTTGACGAGGACGGTAACATAGATGTTGTAGCAACTTACTACCCAACTGCTGACAGCGGTTACTCTCAAATGGTGGCCGAATTTGACGACAGCAACTTTGTAATTGAGGGGACGTAAGAATGATCAATTTTCCAGCAGTAAGGCCAACACGGCGTAGCTTTACACCGGGCGAGTACCCAACCAAGCGTTTTGACAGTATTAGCGGTGCAGGTACGACCCGGCTATATGGGAGTAAGGCATTTAATGCAACGCTGAATCTAGAATTTTTGCTTGATGATACCAATACTGCAGCAGTTCTTCAAAGCTGGCACGACAGTCGTGGTGGGGCAAAAATCTTGACGTTACCTGCGACAGTGTTTGAAGGTATGGCCGGACCAGAGAATCAAATACCAAGTTATTTGAACTGGAGGTGGTCTGAAATGCCAAGCGTCGAGTCTTTGGTGCCTGGTCGATCTAGAATACGTGTAACGTTGGTAGCAACTCTGGACGGCTAATGGGAGTCTTAACAGGAAGCGATGGCGAATTAAGATTCAACGGCAGTGCTGTAGGCAAGTGCCGAGAGTGGAGTCTTAGCGTTTCAAAAGACGCATTAGAGGATACATCGATTGGCAGCTACGACAGGACATATGTCGAAGGCATGAGGGGTACAACTGGATCAGCGACTGTTTTGTACGACCCCGGCAACAACCCTGCGACTACATTGCTCAATTCTGTTTTTAAAAACAACGAGGCGAGTGACTCCGTAGATTTTGTGCTTCGCCGTCAGGATGGTACGAAGCTTAGCTGTTCTGCCTTTGTAACCAGCGTCAGCCCAAGCGTTTCGGTGGGTGCAGTGCAAGCAGTATCTGTGAGCTTTCAAGTGAATGGGAAACCCGTCGGTAATTTCTAATGGCTGTACTTGGTGTTGGCGGAAAGCTGCTTTTAAAACGAGCAGCCCCGGAGTTGTTTATTATTTCAGACTCGGCTTTGGATGTCGGAAACAACCTTTACACTGCGTCTAAATCAGGCTATTGGAATGGAGATCGTGTAACTGTTGACTGCTTACCGACAGCAACGGGCCCGTTTCCTCCAAGGGTTGACGGATATGCAAGTTATTACGGGAGTAACTGGTTTTTAGGACCAAACAGAACCCAAATAAGCAGCAACAGCGACAGGTTTTATAAAACTTCAACAGAACAGTATCCTGACGGCGACGGGTTTGTTGTAACTCAAGCAGGAGATCAGCTTATTACTCAGTCTGGTGACGATTTTTTTGCTTCGACAACTGTGGGTGACGCTTCGCAGTTTTATTCACGCGAAGGTGACACTTCTGTGGGTAACGTCATTCCGCCTTGCGCCTCTGGTGAATATTACATACACATCGACAGTTTGGACCGCGTAAGCTTTTACCTTGAACGATGCGATGCCCTTGCTGGGTGTCTGCCTAACCGGATTAATCTATTCTCTGTTGCGGGGGACGTTACTGTTTCCCCGTATGAAGCGGCTTGGCAGCAACTTTGTGACCTTGCTCAATGGTCGCTTGAATTAAATGCTCCAAGCGTAGAGACTACCTCCGTATCAGAAAAATTCGGCAATGCAGTCAAGTCGTTGGTCACGGGTGGCGGTTCTGCTGAGTTTCTCATCGACCGTAAGTGTTACACCAACGAAAAGGACAGCGGCCTTGCGCTGTTCCAATTACTGATGATGACGGAGAAAGGATGCGAAGCTACTGCACAATTCTGGATGGTTGACAGAGGAGGTAGCTGTGGCGATATTAACGGATCGATCCAAGGCGGTCTGTACTATGAAGCCAACATCTTGGTCACTGCTAGCGCCGTAAACCTGCGCCCGGCGGAAATCGTGGCAGGCACTGTGCAGTTTGTGACGACAGAAGACATTAAACTATTGGTAACATCCTGATTCTAAAAACGTGACTGAGATCAGCCGTGCGGGCCAAGCTGGTTCTTTGGGACATATTGATACCACCCAGGCTCAGTTTCGTGGGCAGGTGGATCTAGTCGCAGATGAACTGAGGCAGTTAGCTGGTAACGCGGATTTGCCGTCAGACCCACTGTCTGCTCCATATGTTCTTTATGTAAATGGGTATACCGGACAAGATACCTTTGTTGGTGGAGCGTACCAAGCAACCGAAGTTGAAATCGAGCGGCGTATAAGCCTGCAAAAACTTGAATGCGGATATTCCGAGGCGCGGCCATTTAAAACCATTAACCGCGCGGCGATTGAAGCAGCCATTATCACCAGCCGCGACTGGTTCACTACACAACGCCAGAAAGACCGTGCCCTGGTTTCAATTGTTGTTGCGCCGGGTGAGTATATTGTCCTGAACGACGATGGTAAGACATTTAGCCCTGCCGACTTCCCGGCAAGGAGCAGTTCCTATGAACCAACTGATGCAGATCTGATTAGCTTTAACGATCCATCGGGCGGGGTGATACTGCCCAGAGGGTGCAGCGTCGTCAGCCTGGATCTACGTAAAACACTGTTGCGCCCCAATGCTGTACCAGCATCTGCTAACGAAGCAGCAGATTACAGCAACCGAAGATCAATTTTTAAAGTCAGTGGAACAGGTTACTACTATGGTTTTACGTTCAAGGACCAGTTAAACGCTACCCACAGTCACCATTTGCTGCATTGTTTTGAATTTTGCAGCCAAGCCGAACTTGATTTGTTTTATCAAAAAATTCTGGCAAGTTTTGCGGCTGCTGACCTATCTGCAAGCAATACGGTTTCAAGCGAAACGGAATATCAAATTGTTGGACCGTTACCCAGCACCCCTACGTCAGCCACAGACACCGTAGGTTCTGCGAGCCCATATATCTACAACACAAGTGTCCGCTCAGTGTGGGGCATGGGCGGTGTTTTTGCGAACGGGAACAAGCCAGAAGGCTTCCGCAGCATGGTGATTGCTCAGTTCACATCTGTGTCCCTCCAGCAGGACATGGGCTGCTGGCAGCTGTATTCCAGTGGGGCATGGGGAACAGTTGCTAACTACACGACGTATATCAACGCATCGCCTGACAACATCAGGATGAACCCCGACCGCAGATCGTTTCATATTCGTGCAATTAATAACGCTGTTATTCAAGAGGTAAGTGTATTCGCTATCGGACAAGGGGTTCACCATTGGACTCAATCAGGCGGTGAATTGACTATTACTAACAGCAATAGTAATTTCGGTGGCTGTGCGGCTTTATCCGAAGACTATAGAACATATGCGTTTAATAATGACCAGGACTGGACGACGGGACGTTTACGTGTTGCAAGCAACCTCGCAGAAAAAAGAGGAAACGTAGTTAAAATCTATGTTGGTGATGTTGCTGACGGTCAAACCGATGCTGCAATCCAAAGCCAAAATTGGTTCAACTTGGGTGAGTCTTTAGAAGAAAGTGTTGTAACACCTGGCGAACCCAATATTTTACGTGAACGGGATTACACGTTTCGCCAAGGATCTTGGCTATGGATTGAGAATCCTACAGGCGCTGACTACAGAGTACAGCTGCCTGCTAGCACTTGGGACGTAACTGATCCTGACAAGTTAAATTTCTTGGGGACCGTTGAAAACGAAGACGGCATTCAGCCTGGTCAAGCTATTTTGGCACCTTCAGGAGTACCAACAGGCCAATACTATCCATCACTTGCAGGCCGGAGAGTTTACATCCGCCGTTTGCGAGATAACCGTTCTAGCGAGGCAAGACGCTTCAGTTTAATTTTAAACAACACGAATAATCAGTGCCGTTTACCTGTTCGGGATTATGTAGCGCAAACGCCAACCTCAGGAATCCCAAACACCAAAATACTTACAGTTTTGCAAGTCGGTGGCGAACCAGCCAGTGGCGCTGGCGTGAAGAGAACCGCGAGTGTTGTATTACGTCGTCAAAATCCTGCGGCACCGTGGACTGCTGGACAGTATTACCGTCCTGGCGACAATGCTACGGCAAACGGAAAGCACTATATGTGCGTTAAGGAAACAACTGATACCTCATTCCTAGATAGCGAATGGCAAGAAGCATTCGTCCACATGGAACAGGCTTATAACAACGAAGATTTCCTGCCTAATGCACAGCCAGAAATTGCTTTTGACAATGACACTGATGGAAGTGGGACATCCGTAACTTGTGGCTATGACTTAGCGACCGTATGGAGCACTGACCCGCTAATTATTAATCAATACCGCACGGCCACTGATTACCTGGGGATACATTCGTTTCTTGTGAGCATAGGTTTTAGCGACAGCGATGCACACACAATTCTGCTGCCACGAGCATTTGACGACCGCGACCGTAACCCTGGAACGCAGTTAGATGGCATTGCGCCACCAAGCGGAGCTGCAACTTCGTGGGCAAATTGGCCACTAGAGTTCCGTCGCCCCAGCATTATTAGATTGTTTGGCCACGCTTGGGAATGGGCCGGTTATTTAAACTACACCAAGGCCATGCCTCAGTACCAGCAAGAGCTGGGCAACATTAACCGCTTTACTTATTACTTCACGCATCAAAACGGCGGACGAGTTTACGCATCTGGTTTTAACCAAGAGGGGTTCCTTGTCAATAACCGAGGATTAGAAGATCTAGCAACCGGATCAGTTTTAAGTGTTGATCAGCTAGGAAGTGATGACTACACAATTGATTTCCCTACCTATTACGAGAACCTTTCTGTTGACAATTTAGCTGTTAATTCCCAGTTAAATCTAACCAGTGCTGAAGTCGTTGGCAGGCCCACATGGCAAGAGAGCGGTTCTAAGCCCTATCTAGCCACTGTAGATAAAATCAGCATGGGGCCATTTGGTGGACCGTTACCTGAATTGCCGCTTTCCACCCAAACGCAAGAGGGCGTGATTCGTCTCGCTACAGCATCAGAAGCTCAAGCTTTTGTGCGTAATGACCTAGCAATCAGCCCCGCCACGTTGATTGAAGCGCTGGGGGATGCAGTTAAATCTGTAGTCAACTGCCGGATCAGTCTTAGCTCCACCAGCGCAATCCTGGATAGCAATCAAAGCGGTAGCACGGTTTACCTGCACCCATACAGCGGAAATGAACTTGCGTTGTACGACAACATCACCAGGCGGTGGCGCGTCCGACGCTTTAGCAGCGTACTTTCGTTTAGCTTGGCGACGGCAAATGTAGCCAATACAAATTACGACGTTTATCTCTACGACACAAATCCAACTGATTCCCTCAACGGAACATTTGCGTTGGAGTATACGGCGTGGTCCGGTGACCGAACACCGCCTGCAAGAGGCAATCAAGATGGAATCCTGGTTAAAAATGGCGAGGCAACCAAACGACTGATCGGAGTGATACGCACTACATCAGCAGGAAACAGCATTGTTAGTTTAGGGGGAGTAATTACAGGCGCAAATTCAGCTAATTACCCAAGGGTGTATATCGCAAACCTGTATAACCTCTATGACGTAAGTAGCCGTTACTTCTTTGGCAACTCTTGGGGTGTTGTGAGTTCAGCCTGGAGTACAGTGCCAGCCAGTGTTTATCCAACAACCCCTCGCTGCTCATTTGTGCAAGCTAGCGAAACACTGGTAACGGCTTTCCTGGACATCTATTCAAATTATCAGGGAAGCAATTGGCCAACTGATTATTCATTTTGCTATGTAGCACCAGGCATTGACTCAGTTTCATCACCACCAGATGATGCTTTTTACGGTGAAACGATAGGCATGAATGATACCGCTGGTTCGCAATGGGCAAGGACTTTGGGTTCAGGTATGCACGATATTTACTATTTATACAAAATGCGGCTTAATGGTGGTGTAGCTTCTAACGAGATCAACCAGCACGCTGCCCACGGCCTGATAATTACGACTAAAGCCTGATTACAATAGAGACTTAGTAAGGGGCATCGCTATGAAAGTTGTTTCAGCAGAATCTGATCAAACGGGCCTTATCCGCGTACAGTTTGATGATGGCACTGGATGGGCAACCTATCCAGATTCACTAAATGAAGCTCACAATTACCTGCACGACTTGCTGGAAGAGTTTGTTGCTGCTGGCGGAACAGTTACCGAAGCTTGACTACAATAGGGGCACGGCGAATGTCCGTGTCCTTTCGATAAAGCTTGACTAGAGCTAGGCTTACAGTAGAACCCACCGTAGCAAGCGAATGGCTGACATCAAAATTACTGATCTGGCTGCTTACACAGATCCGGTTAGTACCGATGTGCTTCCGATTGTTGACGTTGGCGGTAATCTGACCAAGAAAGTCAGCATTGCGGATCTGCTGGAGAATGCTGGAACGGGTAGTGCTGCTGCGCCTTCGCTTAGTTTTGATGGCGACAATAATACGGGTATTTATCAGCCTGGAGTTAATGAGATTGCAATTACAACTAATGGTACTCAGCGCCTGCTTGTTAACGGCAGTGGCTCGGCTCAGTTCTCTAACTCCGTATCAATCGGCGGAACGTTACCTGCCTCGCCGAATATTTCGCTGAATGCTAATGGCACGGCTGAGTTTGCTGGCTCTGTTGAAGCAGGTGAAGCCTCTACAACTGCTACTGATAAGGCAGGTGTTACTTTAAGTAACGCAGGCAACGTATTAGTACAACGTCCAGCGGGTGCCACTTCTAGTAGCAGATATGTTTCTGGGTACAATGGAAACGTCAGAACTTTCTCCCTCAATGGTGACGGCTCGGCTACGTTTGCTGGTGGTATTACTCAAGGCACTCTTAATACAAATCAAAGTACCGGCGACGGAAGCTTACTTAAAAATAACGGTGGCATCGTAATTCAACGATCTGGAGGTAACAACGGCACAATAATACAAGGTTATAACGGTACTACTAGAAACGTCCTTATTTACAGCACAGGAGCGGCTGAGTTTGCTAATAATGTCACACTTACAGGCGGTACTCAGAGCAGTTCAACAGTACAAGCTAGACGATTCGCGACATCTGCACTGGGTACTAATTCAGAAGGAAAGTTACAGCAAAATACAGGTTTTGCGTCATTTACTTTAGGCTCAGACAACACAGCGGGTGGTAGTAGCAGAGTTGCCATTAATCTTAAATATAACGGAAGTGAAGTTACAAAATTGAATTATGATGGCTCGGCTACGTTTGCAGGCTCCGTATCAATCGGCGGCACTGCTGCTGCTAACACGATTGATGAATATGAAGAGGGAACTTGGACTGCAACCATTACCGCAGATGATGGCTCTTCTCAAACTGCTGTAACTCTTTATAGTTCACAGTATGTCAAAGTTGGTAAATTAGTCACTTTGATTTTTCAAGCTGATATTGATTACAGTGTTTCAAATCAGAAAGTTAGACTTAGCCTGCCTTTTGCTCCTGCTTCTTTCAATCAAGGTGGTGGATGTCTTGTAAGTAGTACAACTCTAGAAGCTAATACTTTTAATTTTGTTATTTCTGGTACAACTCTTAGGGGTGAGCCTCCTTCTGGATATACTGGCACTAAATCTTTCAGAGGATCTGTATCTTATTACACAAATTAATCAAATCAACAGACCGCAACTGTCCATAAACTACGAAAACTATTAAACCTGTCTCCCACAGTCGTGGGTTCCTAAAATGGCTTTCACGGAAAAGCAAGCTTACAAGATTGAAGTAAACGAAGACCTATCCATTGGTGTTCGTCGTGCTGATATCGTCCTCAAGGATGATGTTGAAGTAGGTCGGTCCTATCACCGTTCCGTCTTCCAACCCGGTGATGATGTCTCCGGTGAAGTGCAAGAGGTTCAAGACGTAGCTGCAGCAGTCTGGACTTCGGATGTTGTTGCTGCGCATCAAGCGTCACTCACACCTGTCGAAGAGGAGTAATGAACTCACACACTTACGAGAATTGGCGAAAGGTAAAAGCCGCCCTTGAAAAAGCAGGCAAAACTGACTGCATGTTTTACAAGCGAGCGGTGACCATATTGAGCGGAAAGCCAGACCCGCTAAAATAAAACAACAAGTCCACAAGAAATGCCATGGCAATACTTCCAGGCAAGTACGACATTACGCTTAGGCGCAGGTCAGATTTTGATTTGACTTTTCAGATAAAAGACAGCAACAGCACGCCTGTCGACCTGACAGGCTGGACTGCTGAGGCTGAGGCGTGGAATACGAAAAGAACCAAAAAATATGTTGATTTTACTGTGGAATATCTTGATAAGCCAAATGGCAAATTTAAGATACTTTTAACAGATGATCAGTCACAGCTGATTCCTACCGGGTCAAGCTATGACGTGCTTTTGACCAACCCGGACGGATTAAAGGAGTATTATGTGGCAGGAAGTGTTCTTGTTCAGGAAGGTTACACGGCATGAGCAGCGACTCTGGATGTAACGTTTCAATCGTTGAAATTAGTGCTGGCACCAACAAAATTGTTGAAGTCACTGATGCTACGGGCAAGATTGTCGAGGTCCAAACCCAAGGGCCGCAAGGGCCGTTTTATGATTTTTCAGATCTTGATTTCTACACAAGTCCAGTAAATTCTGATTTACTGCCGATTTACGACACGGCGAACAGTGTAGCTAAGAAGATAACTATTGAAGAATTAATAGCAAAACGCGCACGCGATAGCCGCCGAATCTATATCAGCAAAGATGCAAAAGCCAATGACAGCAATAACGGCACCTCACCAGAAGAACCGCTGCTGACGTTTGCGGCTGCAATTGCGGCTGCAGAACCTGGCGACGTAATCGAGGTTGCCCCTGGAACTTACGTGGAAGCGTCTTTACCGCTTCGCGTTCCAAGGGACGTTGGAATTTTCGCGAAGTCCCTTCGTCAAGTGAAGATTCAGCCTGCTGCGGGGCAGGAGATGAACGGATTCTTCAAGGTTGATAGCGGGTTCTGGGTGTGGGGCCTTGAGTTTGCTGGGCATCAGGCTGATCTTGCTAATAACCAGCAGTCATGGGCCATTTCGTTCGACGAACAAGCGGACAACACAGCTGCGCCACTAAATGCAAGCGGCTTAGGTGCGTTCATCCTTAAGTCTCCGTACATTCAAAACTGCTCGTCAATTACGGCAGAAGATGATGCGGGTAATGCTGGATCTGTTTCTGTTGGTGATACTGGCGGCGGCATTGAAGTTGATGGTGACAAGTGTGCGGCGAATAGTCCTATTCGCTCAATGGTGGTGGATAGCTATACGCAGGTAAATTTAGGCGGTCCTGGATGCTCAGTTAAGTCTGACGGATACGCGCAATTAGTATCATTTTTTGGTACATTTTGCACGTTTCATGTTAAAGCAGAGTCCGGTGGTCAGGCTAACTTAAGCGGCGGTGGAACGACTGATTTTGGCGATCAAGGCTTAGTCGCTGATGGATACAGCCGCTTGCCTAACTTCACAGGGGCTGCTCGCATTGCGTCCTACGGAGCAGACAGGGCGGAAGCTGCTGTCACAATTGATGTAAATACAGACACCTTTACGACGGTAAACGCGCATCCATTAGCAGTAAATGACCAGCTAACTTTTAATGCGACTGATGGAACCCTGCCAGCAGGTCTAGCAGAAGCCACAACTTATTTTGTAATTTCATCTGGGCTGACATCTAACAACTTCAAGGTAAGCCTTACCCAAGGAGGCGCTTCGGTTGATATTACTGGTTCAGCGTCTGGCACCTATCAATTTACAAGGCAAGGCGAACTGACAGCTGAAGTCATAAGCCTCACATCTAATCGAATCGGCACCTTGTCACGGCCTAACCCTGGTCAGTTAATGTTCCCCAGGCAAACATTTCCTTCAGCTGGCCAGCCAGGTTCGGCAGGAAATGCGGTTGGCGTTACTGCCGGGGTTGGTAACAGCTTCACAGTCGTGTTGAACTCTTTTTCTTATGCGCATGAGTACGTTTCTGGCGGAACAGTAACGATTAGCGGAAACACTTATAACATTTCTTCTGCGAGCTACGATTATACGACTGGCATTACAACTCTCAGCGCAACTGGATACACGCCGAACACAGGTGATTCTGCTGTTTTGTCTGGGCTTGACTTTATTTGCCCAATACAAGGCGCATACATCATTACAGGTAGCGTTCCGATTGACGCAAGCGGCAATGTTGTCGCAGCAGACAGCCCCAGTCTTGCTGGCTATCGGCTGAACTTTTTTAACACCGTAAACGGTGGTCTTCGCACTCCGATCTCAGTAGGTCAACAACTTGACTTCCGCCTTCGTTCGCAAATCTCTTGTGCTCTGCACACGATGGAATTTGTCGGGGCAGGGACCAATTACGATGCTCTGCCGTGGAACGGAGGTGTTCCGATTCCTGCTAATCAGCGCGTTGAGTTAAATAACGGCAGGGTATTTGGCGCAACAATCAACGAAAAGGGCGACTTTGAGATTGGCGACGGAACGTTCAGTATTGATGGCACTACTGGCGAAGCAACTATTAACACAAGTCAGTTCAACATTTCTGGCCTGAATTTCATTGGGCCATTTTCTCGCAATGGAGGATTTAGCACTGTTGGCGTTCAACTAAAAGAGATTAGTGCTAACACTTCGTTGATTGCTTCAACTGGAGCAGCGGACGGAAACACTGTGCCAACTCAAAGCGCAGTAAAAGCTTACGTTGACAGCACTACTGTTCAGTCTGTTGATTTAAGTGCGCCAACAGGGTTCACGTCAACTGGCGGACCAATTACAGGCTCAGGGACTCTTGACCTTGGGTACGACACTGGTTACCAGGGTTATTTGACCGCTGAATCAACCAAGCTTGCAGGTATCGAGGCTGGTGCGACAGCAGATCAAACGGATGCTGAAATTAAGGTCGCATACGAAAACAATGCAGATACAAATGCTTTTACCGATACCGAGCAATCAAAACTGTCTGGCATTGAAGCAAACGCAACACAGGACCAAACAGCGGCTGAGATTAAAACTGCGTATGAGTCTAATTCAGACACCAACGTATTTACCGACGCCGAACAAACCAAACTCACAGGTATTGAGTCTGGAGCGACTGCAGATCAAACTGCGTCTGAGATTAAAACTGCGTATGAATCTAATTCGGACACGAATGCTTTTACTGATGCAGAACAAACCAAGCTCTCAGGCGTAGAGGCTGGCGCTCAGGTAAACGTTGCCACTAACTTGAGCTATGCAAATAACACTCGCATACTCAGTTCATCTACTGGAGCCGATGCAACTATTCCGCTTGCTGTAGCAGCTGGAGACGCTGGACTGCTTACAGGCTCTGACAAAACGCAACTCGACAATCTTTCAACCAACCTTGCAGGAAAGGCAAATTTAGTTGGCGGAAAGCTGGCTGTTTCGGAGCTTCCTGATCTCGCTATTACCGAGTTCAAAGGTACGGTTGCAAGTCAGGCCGCAATGCTGGCGATTACGGGTGAATTGGGCGACTGGGTGGTAAGAAGCGATGAGGGCAAGGTTTACGTCATCACCGGAAGCGACCCTGCGCAAATCGGTAGCTGGACCGCGCTTAGTTATCCGGCTTCAGATGTATTAAGCGTAAATGGGCTCACAGGAACGGTTACTTTAGATGCGGATGACATCTCAGACACCAGCACCACTAATAAATACACAACAGCAGCGGAGATCTCAAAACTTTCGGGGATTGAATCTGGAGCAACAGCGGACCAGACGGACACCGAAATCAAGACTGCATACGAAAACAACGCTGATACGAACGCATTTACCGATGCGGAAAAAACGAAACTTACAGGAATAGAAGCAGGAGCAACAGCGGATCAGTCGGCGTCGGAAATCAAAACAGCATACGAGTCAAATGCAGATACCAACGCATTTACTGACGCAGAGCAGACCAAGTTAAGCGGGATTGCTTCTGGAGCTGAAGTCAACGTTCAGGCGAATTGGAACGAAACAAACAGCGGTTCAGATGCGTTCATTCAAAACAAGCCAACGATCCCGACTGCATATACAGATTCAGACGTAGACACGCATCTAAACACTTCAACCGCATCAAATGGAGAGGTGCTGAGCTGGACTGGCACGGATTACGACTGGGTGGTTCAGTCTGGCGGATCAGGCAACACAGATCTGAGCTACACGGCTTCCACGCGGGTCATTGCAAGCAGCACTGGAACGGACGCAACATTGCCGCTGATGAGCACCGGGGACGCAGGCTTAGTCCCTGCTTCCGGTGGCGGAACCACGAATTTCTTACGTGCGGATGGCACTTTTGCGGCTCCAGCAGGTGGCGGGGCTGTCGATAGCGTCAACACTCAAACTGGCGCGGTTGTTTTAGACGCTGATGACATATCAGACGCTTCGACTACAAATAAATACACTACGGCAGGCGACATAACAAAGCTTGCAGGTATTCAGGCTGGGGCAGAGGTCAACGTAGACACAAACCTGAGCTATACAGACGCAACGCGGGTTCTAACTAGCAGCACAGGCACGAATACAACTCTGCCATTGATGAGTTCAGCTAACGCTGGGCTGGTTCCTGCTAGTGGTGGTGGCACGGCCAATTTCTTACGGGCGGATGGAACTTTTGCTGCTCAAGGTTCGGGTTCGTTTGGCACCGCTATCTACACAGGGCCTGCCACTGCCTTAGGCGCAGACTCTACCAGCTACACCACGGTAAATGTCGCAACGGCTGTTGGAACGCCAAGCGGTTTTTTCAGTAACTCTGCCGGTGAAATAACGCTTTCAGCTGCTGGCACTTATCTAGCGACTTGCACCGTTGTTATAACTGGAACAACAGGCAACTACAGATGGACAGGTGAATTAAATATTGGGCAAGCACCTAACGGTAGCAGCGCATTCGGCGAGCTAGGAAGCGTGAAAGGTGGCTACATACGATCAAATAGTGGATCAAATCACACATATATTACGATCACAAGAGTTGTCACCACAACAGACTCTGATGACTTGATTAGATTTCAGCTGAAGAAAATAAATACAGTATCAGGTAATGCAACTTATGTAGTCAATAATTCAACCATTCAAATTGTACGGCTTGACGGGGTGCCAGGAGCGACAGGGGCACCAGGAGCGGATGGAGCGGACGGGCCAAGTGACATTCCACAAAACAGCCAAACGAGCGCATATACGCTTGTCGCAGGGGATAACGGCAAACACATCAATACAACAACCGGCGGGGTGACTGTTCCAAGCGGTGTTTTCAGTGCTGGCAATGTGGTCTCTATCTATAACGACAGCGGCAGCGATCAAACAATTACGCAGGGTTCTAGCGTTACTTTGAGGTTTGCCGGATCTGCAGCAATTGGGAATCGAACTTTGGCCCAATATGGACTTTGTACAGTGTTATGCGTCGGATCAAATGAATTTGTTATTTCAGGCGCGGGGTTAAGCTAATGGGCATTCATCAAGCACTAATTGGCGGTTATTCTTCTTCTCCAGTAAACTGGGAAGTCTCAAACCTTGTCGCTTGGACACCTGATAACAATAATAGTTACTTGGTCCCATCATCTAACTTTGCAGCTAACGACTTAATAGTTTTTGCATTTGGAGATGATACTGATACCCCAGGACTGACAAGCTCCAGTATTACTACAACAGAACTCGTGAGAGGCGAGAATAATAGTATTGGCGTAGCAATTTACTATGGAGTTATCTCAGATCCGCCTAGCAACCTCTCATTTGAAATAGACGATAATAATACTGATTATGGGGTTGTCATGCGTTTCAGACGCTCTGGTTCCACTTCGAGCTATAACTTATCCGTCGAGGCGACTAACACAACCAGCAACACACCCAGTCACAACAATACTTCAATCGCTTTTGATGAAGATGACCTCGCCCTTCTTCTGGCTTTTCTTGATGATGACTTTACAACGATGGGAGCTCCGACCGGTTCAACAAAAATTTCAGAATCTAGCAGTAGTAAGGGAGCAGTTGGCGCAGCATACAAACAGATCGACATTGACGGGAACTATTCGTGGGGTTCGTGGACAACGACTGACACTGACAACACTGTTGCGTATGTGATCAAAATACAAGAGGCATAACCTCTTAGGCTAGATGCAGTTGAAATCTGACGCAGACAAACTGGATCCATTGAAGTAAAGAAGAACATGGTTTTGCGCTATGATTCAGACACTGGGCTTTAACTTGCGAAGAAAATGATCGGCTTGCAAAGTGGCTACGAAGTCCATGAATTTAGCGACCTAACCTCAGTAGGCGTAACCGATTCTGCGCAAACGCCTGGTGTCAGCCTGATGTTTCAGGTAACTGTAAGCGGTGTAAACGGGAATCTCGTCTTGCGCTTTGAAGGTAGTTTGGATAATGTAAGCTTTTTTAATTTAGATCAAGACAACGAAGACACGAGAATTACCGCTAACGGAACTACTGGCTATGCCTTGAATGGCTGCCCTGTTAAATACGCAAGAGTCCGACTAGTAAGTATCGGCGGTGGAACCCCAACGGTGGCTGCAAAAGTAGGAGCTGCTTGAATGGCAACGAATCTAAACACTGGGCTTAATTTTGGCCTCAACCCCGGACTGCGCCAAAGCATCTCAGGTGGCGTAGATAGCCTCGGCTTGTTTCGTTCGTCATCACTAGACCTACGGTTTGCAGATAAGAGAACGCTTACAGATAGAGTCAGTGGCAACAATCTAATCACCTTCAGCCGTGCCAGTATTGGGACGTATGTCGGTAGTGATGGGTTGATTAAAACCAGTCCGTTTAATTTGCTTAGGTATAGTGAGCAGTTTGATCAGTGGACTGTTGCATCAAATTCAGTTATTACACCTAATTCTATTGCTGCACCTGATGGGACTCTTACTGCTGACTTATTGTATTTCAGTCAAACCGGCGCTACAAATGTTTCCCAAAGTGTTACATTAACTCAAGGTCAAACCTATACAATTTCTGTTTACGCAAAGGCTGTAACGCCCGGCACTAATAATAAATTTAGCTTTTACATCGCTTCACCTCAATTTAAAACTCCAGTCAATTCTTTTGAGACTACTTCGGAATGGCAGAAATTTACTTTTACCTTTACTCATACTGACCCCTCTGCTTCTACAGGTGTTTACGTCTTAAATAAAGGCGATTCTTATATTACTAACGTATATTTCTGGGGCGCACAACTGGAAGAATCTCCAACCGCCGGTGACTACATCCCCACAGGTGCAACGATTAGTGGAGCACCCCGCTTTGACCATGACCCAGTGACTGGTCAGTCCTTGGGGTTGTTGATTGAAGAGGAACGGACTAACTTATTTAAAAACAGCTTCGTGCCTTTTAATGATGGAAGAGCTGCAACTGGCGTAATAAATGGGATAAATTTATACACTGCTACGGCAAATCTTAATTCAGTCGCATACAACTCAGGAGCAGCCCCTGGCAACGGTGGGCTCTTCGCCGTGCAGCAAGGTGTGGAATATGTTGTTTCTTTTTACGCTAAAAAAGTATCTGCTAGTCAGGTAGGATGTAAATTAATAAGCAACGTGGGGGCAAACATTTCAAACACAGATTATGTGGTTCCAACTTTAGATGGAGGAAGAGTTTCAGTGAAACTAACTTGTACTCAGTCAGGTTTTGCACAACTTAGTCTGAGCATGACAACTGGTCTTAGTGTGGAATTTGGCGGCATGCAGGTAGAAGCAGGGTCCTTCCCAACTTCCCTTATCCCCACAACCTCAATCAGCGTAACGCGCTCACCTGACATCGCAACGATTGAAGGTAATAAGTTTGCTAAGACCAACCTGCTGACGTATAGCGAAAGGGTTGATCAGAGTGTCTGGAATAAAGCAAATACTAATATTATCCCAGACAATTTAGTTGCTCCAGACGGCAGTCAAACCGCTGAACTTGTCTTAGACAACACAGTATCAAACAGTCATCAAGTATTTCAAACAACACCAACGCTTAAAAACGCTACCGATTATACCTTTAGCGTTTACGTTAAAGCCGCAAGTCTTAACTATTGCTTCCTCTTGTTTTATTCAGGTGGTGGAGCCATATCAAACAGCATTGCAGCTTTTGATTTAGTAAACAATACCTCGTCTATTCCCGTTGGATCTCCTGTCACTAACATCCAAGACGTTGGAAACGGATGGAAACGAATTGCTATTACTGCAACAACCTCTTCCGCTGCAACAACTTATACTGAAGTTAGATTAAGTCAGGATGGTAATTGGAATAATCGAGTATATGCTGGTACTGGACAAGGCGTCTACCTCTGGGGAGCCCAATTAGAAGAAGGCTCTGAGCTAACCGAATACACCCCAAGTGTTGATACATTCGACAGTCGTGCAAGTAGTGCGACTTATGTTGATGATGCAACCGGGTTGATTAAAACGACGCCGGTTAATAAATTGCGGTATAGCAATCAATTTACTAATGCTGCTTGGACTAAAAGTAACTTTGCTGTTATTTCGTCTACTACAACCGCCCCTGACGGGACTGCTACTGCAACTACTTTTTCATCAAATGAGTTTGGTTACATATATCAAGATACAAGTTCTATCATTGGTGAATCTTACGTAAGCTCAATCTGGATTAAAGGCAATGCTAATGCAACCTTAGGATTAAGAAAGCCCGGTATGACTAACTCGACTATTGGATCTGATGGGACCGAATCAATTAACGTCACTACTGAATGGCAGAAATTTACAGTCGTAACCACATCAGCAGTTAATACAGACGGCAGATTGTTGGTTGACCTGAGAACTGTTCAAGGTGCTTCCATCCCTTCTAGTTTTCAAATAAGCCTATGGCACGCTCAGACCGAAGAAGGCACGACTCCTACTGAATACATACCCACGACATCCACCATCTCAGGTGCTGCCAGGTATGAGAACGGGGAGCTGCTGCTTGAAGAGGCGAGGACTAACACTGCTCTAGGTTCTGACGTAGTGGCGGGATCACCGCTTGCTTCAAATATAATTCAATCACTTGAGAACATTATTTCACCAAGAGGTGTATCAGAGTCAGTTCGTAAACTTTCGTTTGGTTCTGCTGGTAGTAATGTATGGCGGGTCGGATCTGCAGGAGGCGGTACTCCTAATACAACCTATGCGATATCATTTTGGGCAAAAACAGTAAATGGGGGAACAACTAGCTTTAATGTAGACATTAATGATTTTTATCCAGTCGGAGGTATATCAACTACGGTTGACGGTGAGTGGAAAAGATACGTCAAGGTTGGCGGAGATAGGAATAACACTTACAGGTTCTTTGACATCAACATGCTAACTGCAACTGACCCTATCTACATCTGGGGCGCTCAAATCGAAGCTGCACCATATGCAAGCTCCTACATCCCCACAACCGGCTCAACCGTCACCCGTGCAGCGGATGTATCAACCAGTGCCCTAGGTGTTGATAGTTGGTATAACCAAAGTGAAGGGACGATTTACAGTGACATCACCACTCAATGGCTGTCAGGTAATTCATCCAATGGTGTAATTCTTCAAATTGACAATGGCACAAACGCTACGGGTCGATTATTCCATAAACGCAACGCTAGTAGCGGTCAACATGATTTTCAGTTCAGTGGCAGTGATGTGTCCCTTGCTGCGCCCACTAATTCGTACAAGGCGGCCAGTGGATACAACACTTCTAGTTACATAACATGTGTCGACAAGACTCTCTCTGGTGAAGGAACCGTTATTACTGGAGATTTGAATACGTTAAATAGAGCGCAAATAGGAAACAATGGAAACAATGTTATAAACGGCCACATCTCCCGCCTTGCGTACTTCCCCACTCGTAAGACTGATCAAGAACTTGTCAAATTGACTTCCTAACTACTATGACTGAAGAACTACTCGAAACCCCACCAGTACCCGGTCCTTTCTTCCGGTTTGCTGATGAAACTGCTTGGCTAGATGCTGCTCGTACTGCTGGCTTCTTGACTACTGTCACTGATGAAGACGGTAACGAAACAGAACAGCTACAGGCTTACACACACTCCCGCGCTATTGATGTCGTGGGAACCATCACAGAAGGTGGTGAGTGGGATGAAGACGGCACTGAGATCGTTGCTCCAACAACACTTGATGGCTTTCACATCAACTATCTAGGTGATCTGCCTGATGGTTGGGAAGCCTTTGAGGTAGCACCAGAAAATCCATACCGGGTGTTTGCATGATCAACCGCATCGAATGCAACCGAGAAAACCATTAAAATAGGGTGAGAAACCAGTCGACTCAGTGAACAGTGATCGAAATCTATGCCGCGATCCTGGGAGCATCCATTGGTATCGCGGGGATGTCAGTCTCAGGATTCAGTAGGCGTACAAGCGAAAGCCGTGAAGCGGTTATTAGGCTTACCGCTGGCGTTGAGTCAATAGCGACCAAGCTAGAGGATCTGCACCAAGACATGAAAGCCGAAAAGGTTCAGGCCAACATGGATCGAAAAGAAATTTACGAACGCCTGAATGATCACGGGAACCGTATAAGTGTCCTAGAAGCCGGAAAGGATTAGAATTTACCTGAACTGATGGATTACCGATGGGCATCGAAGAAATCCTGGCATCACCGATCACTTGGATTGTGATTGCTGCTGCATCTGAGGTGATCGCGTTATCTCCGATGAGAGACAACAGCGTAATTCAGCTTATTTTTCATGCACTTCGCGCATTGAAAGGAAAAAAGAACTGATCCCTGCTGACGGGCGATGGTTGTTTCGATTCTCGACGCGATCACCGATTGAGGGCGTAAGGCAAGAAATTCAACGTCGCAAGTTCAAGGCAACACTTAAGCCTCGGATCGATGCTGAAGTTGAACGCTGGCATAAATCACAGCCGCCAGCCATGCCGCCACCCAAAACTAACGACCTGCACATTAAATCACCCTGGAATGACGAACAGTAAATCGATCGCCTTGGAGCAGCTGTTCCGCTATTACAAAGGTTTGCCGCATCAAGCTGCAAGTATCTCGTTGCTAGAAGAAGATCTAGCGGCTAATGGATACGAAGCTGCCATGCGACGTGATCGAGAATGGTTCGCAACATGGAGTCAATCAGGCAAGCAGTCTGATCACAAGCAAGCATTGGAACTTATTAAGAAGTTTGAAGGATGGCACGCCGAGGCATATCTGTGCCCTGCAGGGTTCTGGACGATTGGATGGGGCTCACTGACTCATCCTGATGGCCGCCCCGTAAGAGAAGGCGACTGGATCAGGAGAAAAGAAGGCGATGCCTTGCTAGAAAAAACAGTAGACAAGATTGAAGAAAAACTTTCGCAAACTGTTCCCTATTGGGCGGAAATGGCGGAAAATCAGCAAGCGGCGTTGATCAGTTTTGCCTACAACCTCGGCTCTGGATTTTATGGATCACAAGGCTTTGAAACTATCAGCAAAAATCTTCGTGCGAAAGACTGGCAAGCTGTTCCTGACGCGATGCTGTTGTATAGAAACCCTGGGAGCAGCTTTGAAGCCGGTCTGAAACGTCGAAGGCAAGCCGAGGGCAAGCTCTGGAAAGGTGGCGATCAGTCACCGCCAACTGAAACTGCAAAACTACGGCCTGAATCCGCATTCTCTAGCAGGCTGACACCCCACGTCACGCTGGGAGAATTTGCGCTGAATTTGGAAGAGAGGCGATTTAACGAGCAGCATCAGCTAGATACTGCAGCGACTCTGGCCGCGTTTCTGGAGCGTGTTCGTGGCAGGTTTGGCGGAAAGCCGGTAATCATTACGTCTGGCTACAGGCCACCAGCGATTAATCGATCAGTTGGAGGTGCGAGCGGCTCAGAGCACCTGTACCCCGCACCAGGCGTTGGCGCTGTGGATTTTTATGTACAGGGCGTTGACATTTACGCTGTACAAGAATGGTGTGACCAAAATTGGCTGCATAGCTTAGGATATGGAGCTAACAAAGGGTTTGTCCATCTCGGCATGCGAGAAGGCGGTCCAAGAATACGCTGGGATTACTAGAAATGGTGCTTTCTGATCGAGAAATTACTCTGCTGTGCTCCGGCGGAGCAATGGAAGACTGGTCTGAAGACCTAGTCAACCCGGCATCGCTAGACGTGAGGCTGGGGAGTGGGCTGATGATTGAAGTCGCAGGGCAAAAAGATTTGCTCCATGTTGACATTTCCAACAGAACAGAAAAGAACCCTTATCGATTGACGCCAGGAGAGTTTGTCTTGGCCGAAACGCATGAAACCTTTAAGAAAATCCCTGATCACATTTGCGCTCAGTTTGCGTTGAAATCAAGCAGAGCTAGGGAAGGATACGAAAACCTGCTTGCCGGGTGGATCGATCCAGGCTTCTGTAGCAGTAAATTAACCCTCGAATTAGTAAATGTAAGACGCCATTATGATCTTCCGTTATACCCTGGCCTGAAAATAGGGCAGATCATCTTTATGAGGATGAGCGAAGTTCCAATAAACAGCTATTCAAAAACAGGCAGATACAACGGTGATGCAACGGTTCAGGGCAGCAAGGGATAGAAGCAAACCCCTTGGCTAGCATTAGTAAGCCTGACAACGGCAGTAGTGGCAGCTGAGTTCAGGCAATGTAGAAGAAGCAGTCTGTGCCGAGAGTACTTGCCTACCTCAGAGATGAGTCATGGCAAAAATGGCTGGGTCTGCGATCCACAAAAATGCCCAAAGCGACTGCCGGAAAATAGCATTTCCTATCAAGTCGAAAAACGCTACCTAACAACTGCAAAAATCATGTTTCTGACCTCGGCAAAGGAAGATCAGGAGCCTGAAGAATTTAGTGAGATATTTGCATCACGACTAGAGGAACTGACGGAAGAGATAGTAAGTTTTGACATGGAGGTGGTGCCTCTAAGTGGCGGATTTATTGGACACGAAATAATAGGGTCAGAGCTTGTACCAAAGAAAAAAAGCAGGCACAGGTTCAGGCGTCAAATATTTGATGAGTGGGATGATCGTTGCGCTTACTGCGGTCAGCCCGGAGACACCTTGGATCATATCCTTGCTAGATCGAAAGGTGGCAGTATGAGTGTCACGAATAACTTGGTGTGCTGTTGCAAGTTCTGTAATGGATCAAAATCTGATCGGCCAATGATTGAATGGTTCAGGGAGCAATCATTCTGGAGCCAAGAGCGCGAAGATTACATTAAGTATTGGATGGAACATGGAACACTAGACGAACTTTAAGGGTTCATCATGTGATACAGGTAAGTCTTTGCACGCCAGAAATCATCTGAATACCTGCAGACTGCTCCGCCTGGGCTGCAAGACCTGTACCTAATAGATTGCTTTTCGTCACGTAAGATTTCAATATAAAAACCTTCACCAAAATCTATTGCCCAGCAGGGTATCTCAATCGTCGAACCAGAAGGCCGAGCATTGGCTGGCAAATCTTCCACCACTTGATTTCCCCTCGGCAAAACCAAGACTGCATTCTGATTGTACTAACTTCCAATGCAGGCACTGCCAGCAGTACGGCTTCGGATTAGCAACTGCGCGTAAATCAGCATAAAGCTGCTCGCCTTGTAATATTGCGCTTTCAGCTGTTACTGCGTTTAAGGCTATCTGGAAAAGATCAGAGTCAGTCTTAATAGTTGCAATCCATTCTCCGCTCTTGTCAGAAACACTTAGCTTCCCAGAATGGGATCGATGACTGGTCATTCGAGACGATTGAGAAGAAAAGCTTTTAGTTCTTGAGCTGCTGCCAGTGCGCCTGACTCAGTCTGCTCCGGGTTGCCCCAATAAACAACTTTCCCATCAAAATACCAGGGCTTGAAGTAGGATTCTACCCCGTGAGCAATTAGTTTTATGCCAGTTTCAGACGTGTTCATTAAAATAAAGCCGTAAAAACGTTAAAAATGAGATTGGTTTGAGATGACAGCGGACGCAAGTAACACCAATGAGCCAGTCGTTCAAATTTTAGCGTCAGAGCGCATAGTGAAACTTTTGCTTGAATCTGTCACGCTCAAGCTAGAAAAATGGCCTGGGGGTGATCCTGCAGAGCAAGAAGAGTTGATACGCCTAAAGAGTATGCTTTTTGCGGCATCAATGGATTTGCTGTTAGATCGCAGTTGACCGCATGATATGATTTTTTTCAAACCAATCTCAGGGTTGGCTTGTCCTGAGGCGCATGGGGATCACCTGAACCAAGCCACGCAGGCGCGAGAGCCGGTGGCGTCCCCTCCTAATTCAATCGTGATTCAAGATCAAGTCCTGCTCTAAAGTCTGAAGATCATCAACAGCGCAAACTCGCATCTGTTCATGCTCAGATGGCGTTGCGAAGCCATCCCATAAAACAGCAAGGTATTTGCGCTGATGGCCGTCTTTTCTAGTCTTAGACCTAAGCTCAGTAACTGTGCCGGTTCGTGACGGATAGCGGCGTTGATTTTCTTGCTTAACTGCAAGCCCTAGGTGGATACGAGGCTTTTCAGCGACTCGATCACCAACGGAGAACTTGAACGGTGTGCGGCGTGATTGTTTTGTCATGGTGCTAAACGTGCTTTACCCCAGCGATTTTTTGTGTACCAGCCGTGAACTGATGGAATCCACTTTTCAAAATGTGGCATCATGAGTTGGCACATCTGATGAATTTCCAGCTGCGCGTCAGCCTTGCCCCGCAAGTCGAGAAAGTGCATCAAGCTGCGTAGATTGAAGGTCACGACAAAATGCTGCCGGTAGTCAAATGGCAGCACTCCCCTCGCGTGTTCTTCGGAGATGCCAGCATCCAAGGCTTCTTTATAGCGCCGAGCCGAGTCCTCGCAGTGCTGCAGATCCTTGGCCCGTAGCCGCTCGTCGTATGTGTACCGCTTGCCCTGGCGATTGGTGTAATCACCAACAGGTCGCAGGTAGAACGCCTCCTCGACATCAACAATACCTTCAGCAACAGCAGCAATTCGCTTGCCGGTGTAGCGCATCGATTGAACGTCCCAGCTAGTGCCAACCCTATGGGTCCGGGCTTGTTGGATTACTGAGTGAGGAAAATAACCAACAGCGAACGTAATGCTTGCGTGCTCTAGCGGCCCGTAATGGCCGCGACCTCCCAGAAGCAGGTGCTTTACGATTCGGTCACCAGCATCTGGCTCACTCAATGGCTCGTCATGAAAGACCCACCCCTCTGAATAATCCTGATGCATGGCCTGCCAGCAAAGAGTGGCTGGATCCCTGGTCTGGCTAAGAAGGCCAATCTGAAAATAAGGGTCAATCTGCATCGTTAATTTCCTCTACAAGCATTCTTAGCTCGTCATCTTCTAACGAGTCAACAGCTGATAGGAACCCAGCTGTGATTGCTGTGACTAGCCGTTGAGGACTAATGACAGCCAATAAGGCAAATTGCAAGCGAGTAAAAAGGCCGAATTTAATTTTCATTGATTGTGCATTTCCAGAACGTGTTGAATACCGCGAATGTAGCCATCCCAATACCGGGAATCACCTTGGCGGCGTTGAAGGCTTTTTTCGTAATTGTTATAGCCGTCAATTAAAAGACCTTTGACCGACTCAATACTGACTTCAAGTTGCTTTTCATTCATTGGATTCTGATCGAGCGATTACCGAAGCTTCGGCTTGGATTTTTTTAAGTGCAGCAGGGCCAAGTTCCTCCAAAAGAATGCGGAGAAAGTGATCTTGGTACAACTGATTGTAATTTTTTGGCAGCGGCTTGTTCATCGCTTCAATCTTGGCTGCAAATTGCGTCGAGATTCGCAGCTTTTTTTTTGCTCTGTAACACCATTCAGTGTCGGGCGCATAGCCGTGCTTCTCTTCAAAGCTTGAAACCTCCGCCAAAGAGGCCGTGATTTCATTGATGCAATCAATAAGCTCATGGTAAAGCTTACGAAGCTCATTGCAGCTCAGATGCGGCAACTCTGTAGAAAGGATTGACCTGTCAAGTGAATTGCTGTTGTAAATTGCCATTTTAAAATAAGGGGCAGGATGATTCTGCCCCGGTAGAGGGTTTAGAAAAAGTCGTCTACAACGTTCCCGTCAGTGGCCTTGGCCACAGACTGGGCAGCGTCATTAACAACACCTTCAGCGTTTTTCTCGTACTTGTAGTGAGGCTTAAAACTCAGGCTGATGTAAGTCTTACCGCTTGATGATTGCCTCTTCCATCCGCTGATAGCAAGAGGAATTTCATTGCGCTCACCAAGAGGCTTGCCTTGCATGATGTACTCAGCTAGCTGGTAAGCCACAGTGGCAGGAATGTTCACGACGCCCTCACAGCTTGGGTACTGGGTCTGAGGGTTAAACTTGTCTTTCAACCGAGCTTTCAAGTCCTCAGCGGTCTGAGGGAACAAGGCTCCGTTTACTGAAAATGAATCGGTCATGATTTTGCTTTACAGATGATGTAGCAGCCGTTTTTGGCTGACTCGGACTGAACTGAATACTTGTACTGACTGGATTCCTTGGTCATGCGACCGGCGATCTGAGCGATGGTGCTGGCCTTGTAGCCCTCGTCAAGCTCTTCGCAGTAATAAAGAACGAAAAGACTGGTTTCAGGCGTTAGAGCAGCAATCTTTTCTCGCAATGGGCTTGTTTTGCTGTGTCGGCTCGTGCGTGCTGGAATATCAGCAGCACTGACAACCTTGATAGAAGACATAAACGGTCTTGGCTTGCGAGAAATACTTTAACTCATGGTTTGGATTTTAGCAATAAGCTGATTGTACTCCTCCTCCGAAAGATTATTGGACGCTCTCAGCTCCGAAATGCGCTGACGAATCGAATCAAGCTGTGATGGGTCAGCTTCCTCGATCTTTTTTACTGCAGGCTTGAACATACCTGTAGGGTGCAGCTTTTGCACAATCTTGCGGCGCTTGGGCGGTGTCCACTCGCAGCTGATCTCTTCGTCAATTTCAGGACTTCCAAAGACGCGAATGCAAGGTTCGTCCTTGCGAAGCGGGTGAGGCATGACCTGATTAGTCGCGTAGAAAGTCACACGCTTGCCAGTCCATAACGCAACATCATTGCCCAAAAGCTTGATCAATGGAATGGCATTGATTTTGGCCAAGGTCAGCTCAGAATTAATTTCCTGAAACGACATGATCGTCTGGAGTTTTGGCTCTTGATCGTCAAACGCAACCTCAGCTTTGCGAACGCCTTTGACGGTCAGTGTCATGCGCCCAGATGCCGGGAACATGAAAGCTTTTAGCCAAGGCTCGTTCATCAGGTCTCCTACGAATTGCATCAGACTCCCTCCAACAAATCAGCAACATCAGTGTCATTGGCTGGATCTTCGACTTGATACCAACGCGGAGCTTCCATCGTGTTGATGCCCCAAGACGGCCATTCATTCGTGCCACGACAGGCTTTGATGCCTTCAATAGCCTCATTGCGGCGTTGACGACCAACCTCCAGCAGCTCGTCGCTAACGATATTTACCGAGTAGTTGAAAGGGAACGCCCACTCGTAAGCCAGCAGCACAATTTGCTTTGGATAAGTACCGTGGCGGTCTCGAAACCCCTCTGCGTAGTGACTTACCTGGAGATCGTACCCAAGTGCAAATGACTGCCTAGCAAAATCGCGTGGGTTCGCACTCCGGGCTTTCTTCAGATCCACAAGCAAACCGTCCTCTGGCTGCTCCAAGTCAGGCAAGTAACGGCACTCAACATCGTTCTCTGGGTCGTGCCAGAAATGAGGCACCTGCCCTGAACCCTGCAGGAACTCAGAAGCGATTGGATCGTTTTTGAGCTTGCTGACGATCAGCTGTGCAGTGTGGTGCCACTCCTCGGTGATCAGGTCCGCGCACTTGGAGCGAGCAAGTTCTTGGGCCTCTGCCCAGATTTCCTTGCCTGCTTTTGTGCGACGGTCCGCTCTAGGAGCGACAACATATTTACGGCTAAACTTTTCAGGCTCTGTGATCAAACAGTCAACCAAGCTGCCCTGACGCATCGCATCAGAGGGCACCATTGGCATACGGTCTGGATCTTCGTAGGCAGCCCAATAATCAACTGCTGTGCCGCAAGCGAATTTCTTGAGCTTGCTGGCAGATAAAGCTGGATGATCGTGGTAATTCATTGGTTTGGTAATTCAAGTTCCATTTCAATCCAGTGCTGACGAATTTCACCATCGCCAGCCAAAAGTCGAGCGTCTTCAACAAGGGCTTCATCGGTGACGCCTGGATAACCAATTACGCACCAACTACCGTCTTGAGCGGTTGCAGCTAAGGCTCGCACCTTGACCGCTACGGGTACAGCTTTGCTTGTCATTCAAAAACGCAACGATGTTTGCAAGACGAATGGTATCACTGTTTCGACTAATCGGCAATAGAGACAGAGAAATCTAGTGCCGCAGCTTCATGCTCTGTCATTTTTTTGGCCCACATCTTCGGAACCAGATTGTTCCAAGTGAACCCAGCGTCTTTGCAGTGCTGGCGCTGCTCGTAGCCAAGATTGCTGACGTAGACATGCCTCGGCAGCAAGGCATTCTCGATCAGATGTTCTAGCTGAGGCTCGCGTTTCATGACCTCAGCCAGATAGATGCAGTCAGTGAGAGCACGGTGGGCCTGCCAAACGGGAACGCCGTAATCGACGCACAGCGACATCACAGAGCTGCGACCCCGCTTGCTATTCAGCGGCCATGAGATTTCGTCCATTGAACAGATCCATGGCAGCGGCATCGAAGGCAAGCAGCCGGAACCACCGAACCACTGCCGGTCGAATGCAGAGTTATGTGCGATGGCATAGTCAGCCTCAGCAACCATCGCCCAAAATGACGCCGCCATTGGGCTCGTCAGATCAGGCGCTTTCATGGTCAACGCAGGCTGAATCCGATTCACGAACTCGGCCTCGTTTGTCAGTGTCGGCAGCAGAAACGAGACCTGACAAATAACAGATCGCAGCTCAACATCAAACAGGACAGCTCCCAGTTCGATCACGGTGCTGTCGGCTGGACTTAAGCCAGTCGTTTCCGTATCGATGATCAATAGTTTCATGCTCATGAGGATTCAGTCTCCAGTGATAAATTTCAAGTAATCGTTTGTCTGATTCAGCAATCAGACGCTTTGCCTCAGCATTAGTCATTAATTACGCACAAAGAGAATAGTGTCTTGGACCTACCCTTAAGTTTCTTCAATGCACCGTGATAGCTCATTGCATCAATAATTTCAACGTGCTCCCATCCGCTTTTTTCGCGAAAGGTTGCCTCAAATCGCTGCATCTTGCACGCTTCAGCTCTACCAGGCGAATCGGCAATACCAGCATCACGCATCATCCTGCTCCAGTCCATGCTCCCTAAGAGTTGCAGACACTGCATCAATCATCGTCGAGCTGGCATGATAATGGCCACCACGACAGTTCACCAACATCCGGTCAATGACAAACTCAGACGTAAAATACAAATAATTGCACGATCTACATTTGATCTGACGAGTGACAGTGCCGCCATGTGAATGCCGGGTACTGAGAACCTTTTTAGTGCCCCTCCCAGAGGCACCGCAATTCGGGCAGATCAAAAGCTGCGCTCCTGAAACCTGACAACTGATTCAGGAACCAATAGCCGATAGCTCTTCCGGTTGCGATGAATACGAGATGCCTTGTGTATTGCCTGCTCCTCAGACCGGGCCAGTACCTCGACATACTGCCGGTCCTGACCTGGAGACTCACAGGCCACGCAAAAATAAAGACTGTTCATCAATCCTCTGATTTCGATTCTTTTGCCTTAGCTTTTTGCTTTGCGATTCGCATAGCCTTGGCGTACTGATTTTTTAAATACTGAATGAATGCGGGTGTCATAAAAGGTTAGAGGCTATAAGGCCAATACAAAAGCCAGAGAAAAGCGCAAGGGCAATTGTATCGTTCATTAGTTTAACAGTATAGATTTCGCTTCGTCAACTGATCTAGCCACCCCTGCAAGACCGCCTGCGTTTCGGATGTGCTCAATAAAAGCCTTCTGCTGTTCAGTCGCACGCCCCTTGGCGGCCTTTACCTCCACAGCAGCAAATACTGCGATTTCAGTGCCCACCATTTCTGGCGTAATCGTCACCTTCCGGTAGCCAATCAGGTCACTTCCGCCGGGACTACCGACGCCAAACTGCACATAAGTACCGGTTTTAGGGTTAGGCAAACTGCCGCTGTTATTTCTCCACAGCCTTGTCGAGCCGCGACTACACGCCAGTCTGATCTCTTGCTGGATCTTACTTTCGCTTGATTGCACGAGAATTTAAAATCTTTCGCGCCCATTGTACTGGAAATCTGTAACCTCTACTTATGCCTAATAGGACGAGAGCATCTAAAGTCCTAGCTTGACCAACTTCCTTTTGGCGGCGAAGGCTTTCTTCTTTAGACTTTTTTGCATTGATACGACGTTCCATTGCCAGCATTTCGTCAGACGTAAGCTCAACAAGATCATCATCGCTCTGGTTTAAGTCTTTCTTGTCATCAACGGGGTAGATAAAACCGCATTCTGGGCATTGAGGGGCAGGCTTATGGCAACAAAAACAGGCAGGGCATTGCTTGACAGGACCTGCCTGTTCACGCTTGTCACGACCTCTTAGGCTCCATTTTCTAGCCATCCCAGGAGGGCCGAACTGAAAAATAGATCCAGAGTGGTCAAGAACAACTAAATTATTTTTACCTGGAGAAGTTCGCAGTCCCCTGCCAATTGCTTGCAAGTAAAAAGTTAAACTTTTGGTCGGCCTTAGAAGAATAATGCACTCCAGTTGAGGTATGTCGACCCCTGCCGACCAAAGCTTTGCGTTGCAAACGACTTGCAAATCTCCATTCCTAAGTCCTGTTAATGCAGCTTCCCTTTCAGGAGGTTTTGTTTCGCCAGAAATTGCAACAGCCTTGTAACCAGCCAAACGAAATGTTTCGGCTACATTCTCGGCGTGATCAATCCCCGTGCAGAACACAACAGCTTTTGCCCCGTCACAGTGCAACATATACTGTTCAACCGCACGGCCAGTCAGGTCTGGGTTGTCCATCACATGGGCCAACTCATTTACCTTGTAGTCGCCTGCAAATGTTTTAACTTTGCTTAGGTCTGGGCGTTCAGGTGCAAAATATACAATTGGTGCTAATAACCCTTCGTCAATCAAATCATCAGTAGAGCAAGTAGGAACAATCGTGTCGAACATTTCGTCAAGCCCTTTGCCGTCCAACCGGCATGGGGTGCCGGTAAGCCCAAGAAGTGCCGGATTGCCAGCGCGGCCAAGAACGACCTTGTATGTTTTAGCTGCTGCTAAATGACATTCGTCAACAATAACAAGATCCGGTTGAGGTAAATCTGTCCTGCGGACTGCTGTTTGAACACTCACAAGTTGAACTCGCTTGTAATACTCCAATGGCTTTCCAGCAGCGATCTCTCCAAACGAGATGCCAGCCTGTTTGAGGCGGCTAGATGTGTCGTTTAAAATTTCACGAAGGTGGGCAAGGAACCAAACAGTCTTGCCCTTATCAAGCGCAGACTGGATAATCGCAGCACTGGTATGGGTCTTGCCGAAGCCAGTAGCAGCACACAGAATCGGAGCCCGATACCCAGACCGGTACGCAACCCTGATGTCATTAATCGCCTGGACTTGGCGGGGGCGGAGAAAGGTCATCGATCAAAAGCCTCTCTACATTCAATATGTATAACTCCTTCGCCAGGAATCCAGAAGACTCTCGTACCTACAGGTATATATTTCTTGCAGCACTTGCAATAAGTCTCGTACTTATTGGTTATTTTTTTAAAATCACGGGCAGGCTCTTTAGGCGGGTCAGGCCAGTCATAAGCGTAAGGGTCCACCGGCTCATGCGAATCTTTAGTTTCAGAAAAGTTGTAGCCCATCGAGACAAGAGCTTTGCAAAGCATTCTGCAAGCAGCATCCGACTCGTTTTCGTTTGAGCTTTGCGTTAAAGCGAGAATTTTGTTTAATTTAGGTGGTTGCATACAAACGCAGCATGGAGCGTGACGCCATAACAGTTGCAGAGCTTAGGGAAATACGGCTCTGCGAAAGCATACGCTCTTCGACTCAAAAACGCAACCCTGCCTCGACCTGTGTACACATGCTGTAGCAAATAACAGCGCATATAGTTGCGCTACTCTCTAAACCTGCTCTAATAGCAACGCCACTGTGGCGATTTATGAAATCCCTTATCGACTGGTCAATCACCGAAGACTTCCTTGAAGCCATCGGTCGCAGCACCGGCCCCATAGTTTTCGCTGTTTATCCCTCGGATCCGTCGCGGCCTTGCATCCACATCAAGGCCGACGCCGAGGACATACCGCGCAACAAAATCGAACGCATCCTCGCTCGTAACTCAGGCAGCAGCCTTGGCTTCGTCGTCAATCCACCCTCAGACCAGCCTGCCGTATGGGGGACCAAGCCGGAGCACATCAACCGGGCTGGTGAGATCAAAGCCTGGGGCGCATCCAATGCCCACATCGAGCACGCAATCGCCTGCTTTGCAGAGTGCGACGGCAATCTCGACCGCGAAGCTCAAGCAGCACTGCCTGCAATGGCTGGCCTCCCGGAGCCAACAGTCTCGGTCTGGACCGGCGGCAAATCCCTGCACCATTACTGGCTTTTCACCCCAGGCCAAGAGCCTGACATTCAAGATTTCTCTGACCTACAGCGCCGGATCGCAACCGCAATCGAGATCGTTGCGCCTGACTCCAAGCCAGACAAGGCCATCTCCAACGCATCCCGTGTCATGCGCCTGCCCGGTGGCATCCACCCCAGCACTGGCGAACGCACGGTTATCGCCTCGACCAGAACTGAAACATTCACCCCAGACGAGATCGGCGCTGCTGCTCCAACGATTTTTCAACGTGGCACCCGCCCAGCAGAACCGTCTCACCACTGGTTTTCTAAACTCCCACCCGCAGAGCAGCGCACACTTGCTGTCGAAATCCTCCGTGATTACATCCCGCTCCGCACTGAAGCAGGTCAAGGAACATACCCCACATGCTTTGCCTGCCTCGCAGCCCTAACCCACCATTTCGGACAGTCCCTTGCACAGGACATCGTTCTGGAAGCTGACTGGCAATCACCCGGCACATGGGAGCCAGCCAAGAAAATTCTCTCAATTGGTGATGCGCCAATCAGGGCGTCAATCAGCAAACTAATCAACACTGCAATAGCAAACGGCTGGGAATTACCCCAAAATGTTGATGCCGAAGAGCCAAACGAAGCACCAGAAGAACATCATGCAGTAATACCTTTTCAGTTCCTTGGTTATGAACATGGCAAGCATTACTACATGCCTAGAGCAAGCTCACAAGCAATTGAACTGACAATATCTTCACACACCAAACTGCACCTAATCTCACTAACCAGCTCCTTAGAGTTCTGGCAACGTAACTTCACAGTAAACGACAAACTTGACTGGGATCTTGCTACCGAATGGCTAATGCAAGAATCACACAAGAAAGGTGTATTTGATCCTGATCGTATTAGAGGCCGGGGTGCTTGGGTGGATGCTAATCGCGTTATCTTTCACCTTGGCATGAGAATGATAGTTGATAATCGCGAGCAAAAAGTATCAGACGGAATATCGAGCTACTACTTTTACGAACACGCCAAACCCCTTGATGGGCCTAGTGAAATCCCGTTAGAAGACGATGTTTCTGTTCAGCTTTTTAACCTTGCAAAATCTTTCTCCTGGGAATCACCTTCCTATGCGTTCCTGCTTGCTGGCTGGGTTGCTCTTGCTCCTATCTGTGGCGCACTTGAGTGGCGCTCACATATCTGGGTCACCGGAGGCAAGGGCACGGGTAAGACAACAATCCTCAGTCGTTTCCTTAAGCCTTTACTAGGCGGCATTTATCAATCAGCCACAGGTGGCACCACTGAACCCGGCCTTCGCGCTGCACTCCGGTCTGATGCAATTCCTGTTCTGTTCGATGAATTTGAGCAGAACGACTCCCGCGAGAAACAAAATCGTGACAACGTTCTGGCAATGGCAAGGATCGCATCATCTGAAGGCGGCAAAATCATCAAAGGCTCGGCTGGTGGTGGTGCAGCTAATCAATACGAAATCCGCAGCATGTTCTGCGTTTCATCAATCAACGCTTCCCTTGTTCAAGGCGCTGATCGTGATCGATTCTGTGTCCTTACCTTGCAGAAGGGCGAGGGGGACTGGCTTCCGCTTGAGGCACAGATCGCCCAGCTCTGTACTCCCGAAACAGGTCGCAGCCTGGTGGCACGAACACTGGCGCGGGTGCCGACTATTAGGGCCAATGCGCGGAAGTTTGCAGCAGCCCTAGCTGTCGAGCACGGCCAGCGTTTTGGTGATCAGCACGGCACACTCTTGGCAGGTGCGTTCAGCTTGCTCCCAGGCAGTGATCGTGAGCTGTCTGATGTAGAGGCTGCTGAGTTTTGCGCTGGCATTGACTGGACATCACAGCGGCGCGATGAACGTGACGCTGATGAAGATCAATGCCTTGCGCGGATCCTTGAATCAATGATCACCGTGGAGGGCGGCAGAAGGTTCACGATCATGAATCTCGTTGAGAGTCTTTGCGGTCCCAAAATGGGAACAATTGAAGGTTCGGATGAAACTTGCGAAAAAGTGTTAGGCAGATATGGAATCAGACTTATGTCCGGCTCGATGATGATTGCGAACTCAAATACGAATTTGGAGCGGCTTTTGGATGAAACGGCATGGTCTGGAGGGGCTCATAAGCAAGCACTGAAGCGGGTTTTGGGCGCTACCAAGTCTCCGGCGATGGTGAGATTCTGCGGAAGTAAGCAATCACGAGCTACAGTGATTCCACTAACGGCAATAATCGACACGGATTAGCTAAACATTCTCGACATACTGCTGAAGACTGCGTATTGTTTGATAGCTAGTGACTGGCCCCCTTCCTTGGACAAGAGGGTGCGGAACTCCGCTAGCGTTCGTCCACCAATGAAAAGCCTGCACTCAAAGGCACTCTGACCCACGACCCACACCCTGACCCGCGAGATCCGTTGCGGCGCAAGGGCGGGTCGGTTGGGTCATTTTTTATGCCACACGAGTAAGTATGTGTGTGTAAGTAAGAGTATATATATATATATATATATATATTTAGTGATACATTTATTATTATTGACCCATCCCAGTCATACCAAGGGATTTGGCCGGGTCAACGACCGACCCGTTTGCATACAGTTACTGCGCCGCAAGGGATCTCAGCGACCCGCTGTCTGAAAAGAGCCTTCCAGCTAACCTTGTCGAAGCCTTAGGCGCATTTGGAGCCGCATTCCATGATCGAGCCATGCCAGCAGACCGAGTTCTTCATGGAGCGGCTTAGGAGGCAGTCACAGGGGATGAGCCGTGAAGAGTTGCTAGTCGTGGTCGATAGTCTCAGCCGCCTGTACTGCACCACAAAAGCTGGAGCTAACTGGTTGGCTAAGGAGGCAGCCAGGAATATCAGCGCCGGATGTTGACATGGTGCGTTTAGCAGCTACTCTTGCAATGCAAACAAGATTGCGTTTAACAATGCCTTCAAGTCCACCAGCGGAGATTCGGCTTCCTTCGCCAAGTCCAGAGTTTTTGGACAGGTATTCCGCCGAGAGCCGTTTGATCGCTAGCAGCCTCCAAGAGGCTCTGTGCGTGTCCGAAGCCTTCACAGGCACTAGATGCTCCGCCTATTACTTTTATGGCCGCCTGGAGGCTTGTAGGGGCCTCTCAGGAGATGATCTTCTTCAAGTAGGGCGTGCAGCTCTCCCCAAGCGCTTACAGCAGCCCTTGACGATCCACGTTGAAGGCACGCTCTCTGGCGACGATCATTTCATCGCTGACACGCTTGTCGGTGCTGATGGAGATCGATTCCTTACTTTAGATCGCCTTGCCTTCCTTGGCTTTGACGTTGCAACCGCTGTTTGTTGCTCAAGCTTCTCCGAGATTGAGTGGTGTCATCGGCGTTGGAAGGCTGGATGCTTTGGCAGGTCAGAGCTTCCAACCGATGGGATCATCGTTCGCCTGGCTAGTTCCAGCAGCCTTGATAGTTACGCTTTTGCTATGAACTGATGGGCTCTCTAATGCGCTGGTACACCAGATTTTGGGAGCGATTCGCTATCGGGATTCTTGTCAGATCCAACAACATATCCCTTCTTGCCTTTAAGGACGTTGATCTTGATCAGGTCATCATGGCGGGATCTATTGAAGATCCGGTCGCAATGGCCTTTGTCGACAGGAACACCCCTGACGATGAAAACTACACAGATCCAGACTCTTTGATGCTGGAACGCTTATTTCATGCCCCAGATGGGGAAAAACCCAATTAAAAAACATGCAAACAGTACATCTCAAAAAGTCCGATGCCTTCGCAATCTTTATTGAAAACGCAGGAGGAAGCTGGTTTGAAATCTCAGGACAAGGACGAGTCGCACTCACCCCTGGAAGATATGTTGAATCTACTGAAGCTGAAAAGAAGATTCAAAAGCTTCGCTCAATGGGTTACAAGCGACAGCGACTCTCTAGTGATTCGTGAGATTGCTGGAACCATCAGCTGCATGGCTGTTATTGCGTGGGTGTCTGGCTACACATTTGGCACTTGGTTTCATAACACTAAAAAACAACTAATCAACAAAATCAATGACAAGATTAATCGGCCTTTATAGTCACGCTCCCGGCTCCGGGAAGTCCACTGTTGCGGGAATGCTTCGGAGTTACAAAAGGTTATCTTTTGCTGATCCATTGCGGAAGTTTTCGGCACAGATCCTTTCGTCTCTTGGATACAACGGTCTCGCCTGCCTTAAGGACAAGAAGGAAGACAAAATTGTTGAGATTGGGGTCTCTCCTCGTCAGATGATGCAAACGCTGGGGACTGAGTGGGGCCGGTCTTGCGTTCATCCTGATCTTTGGATCATGGTTGCCGCAGGGGCTGTAGAGAAGCAGCTGAAGCGTGGGCGGAATGTTGTCATCGACGATGTGCGGTTTCCAAACGAGGCCGAGATGATTCGCAGGCTTGGCGGAGAGCTTTGGCTAATAGATCGACCTGGAGTGGTTTATGAGGGTAGCCACGCTAGTGAAGGGGCGCTGTTTGATGTTTTGCCTGATGCGGTGGTTCGCAACAGCGGAACTTTTGGGCACCTCCGGGAAGTAGTCACTGGCCTGATCGAATGACACTCACTATTAATTTTCTTGTATCTGGCTTTTGCTTGTGGCTTGTCTTGGTCGTATTGTTCCTTTTCTAATTGTCACCCTTTTTGTTTCTATTACTCTTCATGAACATGCCCTTATTTTTCCTTCTAGCCGTGGTTACGGGACCACCCATCCAGCGCATCGGCGATAGCTGTCCGCTTGGGTACTGGCAAAACGGTGGATACTGTGTGGTTTCGCCTGGCGCTGTTCAAATTCGAGATACGCTGCCAAACCCTGCGTTCGACACATGCCCTGTTGGCTGGTATCGGGCTAAGGGATATTGCCTGAGGACTCGTTAGATTCAAGCCATGACAGGATTCAAATCAGAAGCTGGTGCTGCAGCGCATGAGCAGTACATGAGAACCGTTTACCTCGATGTTTTGTACGAGTTAGACGGCAGGGATCAACCTGATCACCCGTTCAGGGGTTGTTACACCGGGTTGTTTCAGCAGTATGGAGAGAAGCATGAGCATTGAAATTGCCAACACTGAGGACGGGCTTGGGTTGAACGTTCGCGTATGCGAGGATTCGATTTGCCTTACTGGTTTTTGTAGCAGTATGCACCTCGTTGAAAAGAAGGCCAATGAGCTGCGAGCTGCTATCAGGAAAAAAGCGGCTGACACTTTCATGGACATCCAACAGCTAGAGGCTGAAGCAATGGGAGCACCTGGGCCAATTCACGACTGCTAGCCTTGTTGCATGGCTGGCACTGTTTCACTTGATATAAATCCGCTTATTAAGCGCCTGGACGCACTAAAGCTTGTCCAGGTGCCTTTTGCTACGTCTTTGGCTCTTAACGCTATTGCCAAGGATGTAAGAGATGCTGAAAAAGAGGAGATGAAGAAGGTTTTTAATAATCCTGTACCCTTCACTCTTAATAGTGTAAAAATAAAGAAGTACAGCACAAAAAAAGACCTTTCGGTAAGGCTCGAGATTAGTGATGATGGTGCTAAAGGCAATGCTCCGGCTGATTACCTTTTGCCTGTAATTAAGGGTGGAAACGCATACGCAACCCGATTCCAGAAATCCTTGCGAGCCAAAGGTGTACTCAGGGCTGGCCAGTTCGCTATTCCTACTCAGTCTGATTTCCTGAAGACCAACAAATACGGCAATGTTAGGCCCTCTATGTATTCAGACATTCTTTCTGACCAGCAAGCTTACAGGGCAGCCAGAAGCTCTAACGACCTTTCTGTGAAGCAAATCATCAAGTCTGGTCGCAGGTCTAAGTACAGGATGATTTCCACTCAGCTTTCTGAATCAATGAAGTATGGGGGGTTGCAGCCTGGAATTTACTTCAACACTCCCAAAGCTTTTGAAAACAATGAGGCTTTGCTTTTCAGTATTTCAAATAGGCCGCCTGTGCTGCCTTCTGTATTTAAGTTCCAAGAAGTTGGAAAGACAGCTGCTAATAAAAATCTAAACAGAAGGTTTGGCGAAGCACTGGGCAAAGCAATTGCAACTGGATTTTGACCGGGGACTTGCGGGGTTTGGGTTTAAGCGAGGACTTGCGAGGGGTCGGTTTTAGGTGGGGGACTTGCGAGGGTTCGGTTTAAGGGGCTTTTTCACACACACGATTTTGAAAATACTTTTTTACTGATACACATGTACTATAGTACATCTGTACTATTTGTAACATTTAACGATTTAAATTACGCCACTAAGTAACACAATCAAAATCACTAAATATAAACAATTAATTTGATATTTCTCGTTTACGAGAAACAACTAGAAAAAATTGCACAGCAATTCTATTCGCTGCTAATCGCATTTTTTCGCGCAATTGTTTACACCAACTCGGATGCATGAGAATGATTCTCATTATCGAACGCTTTGCGATCCGAATGCAAAAATGTCCACGCTGAACACTTTGCGATCCGAATGCAAAAATGTTCATGGCGAACATTTCGTTTTTTATTTTGCCGTTCGGCATTTTCTAGGTTCCCGCAAATTCTCAGACCACGACTGCGTTGTGGGGTATGGACAATTTTATATCTGACCCTATAAGGATGGTCTTAGACTCCACTGCAAAAAAATCTGTTATTGTTGGGGAGTGAGCGAAACACTCACGTTTAAAAAATCTCTTTTCAAATGACTTCTCTTTTTTTCGCTTCTCTCCTTCTACTGATCACGCTCCCCCTAGTGATTCTTCTCTACGTCACAGAATCACGCTCAACACGCATTAACCGCTTAAAGCGCAATGGTGCTACATGGAAGGCAATTGGACAGCGTTACGGCGTCAGCCCTACCACGGCCCGTCGCTGGTCCTTCGCTTAATTTAATTTTTTCTGCAAACTCTATTTTTTAAAAAAATGTCAACTTTAAAATTTTTCGGCTTTGGTGCTGCAGCCACTGGCGTCATTCTGTGCCACCTTGCCCTCGTTTCTGCTGTGATTCTCCCAGTGAACACTGTGGAGGCTAGGAAGGGCCTAGGGCAGTTCATCCAAGCTTCCCTAGCCTTAACCGTCTTAGGCGCTGCAGGAGGCGCTGTAGGGGCCTCTCAGCGCCCTTAGGATTCTCACCCTAAAAAAATTAATTAATCAATTCTAAAAAAATGTCAGACCCAAGATTGCTCATGCTCAGCAAAAAATTTTTAAAAACTTAACTATTAAAAATTTTACAAAACTCACTAGGCCAGAACTTTTACGCCTAGGAGATCTTTTAGACGAAACCTGTTCTATTGACCCTGCCGACGAAATCTTGGCGGCCAAAATTAAAATTTTAATTCACGGCCATTTTCTCTCCGATCTTTCTTAATTCTTTTTTTAAAAAACTTACTTACTAAAAAAAATGTCAAAACCTCTCGGCTTTATCATTGACCAAGGGTTAAGCCCCATTGACGGATCACCTTACGTGGTGATCTTGACGCTGAAATCAAGCAACAGGAAGACCGGCAATATGGCTCAGGTGTGGATCCTGAGAAGTGATTTAAACCCTGTTGAGGCTGTTCAGATCGGGGCTGACGTTTCGATCTGTGGAAACTGTGGACACAGGAAGCAGGAAGACGGTTCCCGCTCTTGCTATGTCAACGTGGGGCAAGCTCCGTTGAGTGTCTGGCGTGCGTTCAAGGCTGGTAAGTACGAAACAGATCTAACGGTTGAGCAAGGTAAAAAGTACCTGTCAAAGGTCAAGATTAGGTGGGGAGCCTATGGCGATCCTGCGATCATTAATCCAATTATCTTTAACGCTGTGAATGGCGCAGCTGCAGGTCACACAGCCTATACGCACCAATGGCGAGAAGATTGGGCGCAGTGGGCGAAAGGTTCCATGCAAGCTAGCTGTGACGGGATGCAAGATTACCTGGACGCCAGCGCGCATGGCTGGAAAACTTTTAGCGTTGTTCCTTCCAATATCGAGTATGCAGGAATCAAAAAATGTCCTGCAACCGTAGAAGGAAGCAAAGCGCAGTGTCTGACCTGTTCTTTATGTGACGGGGATAAGACGGATATATATGTTCAAGCTCACGGGTCAGGCGCTAAATATGTGAAATCAGTTTAACTTTAACTTTTTTCTTAAATCACATTTAATTTTTCAATCATGCTTGTTTATCTAAAGGCTACGAACTGCCCAAACGGCAACCCAAGACGGGGCTTTGCTTGGTTACAAGACGGCCACCCCTGCCAGTTCTGGCCGGAGGGTTACGCTGGCTACATGGCACCGCCTAAGCCTCTCCACTACGCTGCTAGGCGTGCAATGCTTGATGGCGTTACAATCACGGCTGGTCAATACTCAAGACTTAAAATTCTGCCATCTCCGGCAGACTGGCCAGAAAATCAGGATTGATCACAGATCACCCGAGAGGGTGATTTTTTTTGGCTAGGACTTGCGGGCCCTTAGTTTAAGGGTCTCAGACACACACGCAGGCGCACAGGCGGCACGCAGGCGCACAGGCGGCACGCAGGCGCACAGGCGGCACGCAGGCGCACAGGCGGCACGCAGGCGCACAGGCGGCACGCAGGCGCACAGGCGGCACGCAGGCGCACAGGCGGCACGCAGGCGCACAGGCGGCACGCAGGCGCACAGGCGGCACGCAGGCGCCTACAGCGGCACGCAGGCGCACAGGCGGCACGCAGGCGCACAGGCGGCACGCAGGCGCACAGGCGGCACGCAGGCGCACAGGCGGCACGCAGGCGCACAGGCGGCACGCAGGCGCACAGGCGGCACGCAGGCGCCTACAGCGGCACGCAGGCGCACAGGCGGCACGCAGGCGCCTACAGCGGCACGCAGGCGCACAGGCGGCACGCAGGCGCACAGGCGGCCCATGGCGGCATCAATTTTCGACACTTTCCTATATATTAAAATATTTAGTCAATATTTTTATTAAAATATATTTTCAAAAATTCGTAGGATTGATCCTATTAATATTTTTTTGCAATTTTTCGGGAAAATAGATTAATACAAACTATTCTTACATTTTGTTATTAGTATTAAATAACACTTACTATTTATTTATAATACAAATAAAATGGGTCCTTTAAATGTGCGTCATTTGTGGGGTCATTCGAT